AAGCTTATCCAGCTAATTATATTATTAATACAAATAAAAACACCCAATAACTATTATATAATTATCGGGTGTAAATCTTATATATTTAATTATTAAAATAATATAGCATAAATATATTATAAAGTCAATCTTCTTCTATCGTCTTAAAATTCGTAGCTCTTCCTCTGCGATTGGCTTTCTGTTCTCTGCTCCGATTATTTCGTCAAGACTTGCGTCTATATCAGCAAGTGCCTTTTCGCTGTCAAATCCAAGCTCAACAACCTTGTTCAATAATTCAATAGTTTTCATATTGCTCCGCCCTTTCCGGTTATTTAACATCAATATATTGTTCAGCATTCTCTTCAAAGCTGTTAATCTTTTCTAACAACTCATCAGTAGTGACTGTTTCAAAATCACCACAACTATACTCTTCTTCGCCATAGTCGTAGTGGTCGCCAAAACTGCCACAGCAAGGACAGAACTCCATATCTGCTGTTGTTCCGTAACTGATTTCCCAGTTGCCATTTTCAAGGTGGCTGTAATCAGTCCAAAAGCCATAACAACCACCGTTGCTGCACTTCTCAGAATCGTATTCCGAAAAATCGTTAAATCTCACCTTTTTAACATTCTCAAGTTCTTCCTTTTTCATATTGCCCACCTTTCAGCGTTTCCGCTGTCCTTTCTTTTAATGTATCTTAAGTATATACCAATAGTGTTACATTGTCAACACCCTTTTTAGTGTTATTTAAAAATATTTTATTTTTTCGTCGTTGGTTGGTACTATCTCTAAAATGTCGTTTGGCTGGCATCTTAATATAATACATAATGTATTTAAAGTTTTTGTATTAATGTCACTCCTGTTTCTTAGATTCTGCATTGTGCTTTCACTTAATATCTTCTCTTTCCTCATTCTGTTAGCGGTGTAGCCACGCTGTGCCAGCTCTTTTAATACATCTATTTTATATGTAATCATTTACAAGCTCCTTTCTGTTTTGTTTTTACTATTATATATAAAATATTGCAGTTTTGCAACACTTAAAAACAAAATTTAAAAACATCTTAAAAGGTGTTGACATACACCTTAAAAGGTGTTAGTATTAGGTTACAAATAAAAAAAGGCGGTCACTCCTACCAAGAACGAACCGCCACCAATCAAAAAGAAAGGTAAGCCGATTATATCACAATCGGCGAAAAGGTACAAGAATTATGAGAAAATTAACAATTGCAGAAAAGAGAGAAAAAGAGTTGAGAATGGCAACGGAGACTTATAACATCAAATATGAAATTGCAAAACATTTAATGAACCGCTTTTACAGATTGAACGCAGACCTTGACAGGCTTTCATATTTAGAAAACGAGGAAAGAACTTGCAACCGCCAGAGCACAAAAGATTTATCTTTGAGCTGTGACAGGCGAATTGATAAATTAAATAAAGATTTAGAGCCTTACGGCTTAGCACTGGATAGCTTTAGTCACTTAATGACTATTGTTGTAAAAGGCACTACAAGGACAGCAATAGAAAGTTTTTATTATAACTAAGGAGGCGCAAAAAGTTTGATTCCCCGGCTTGCTTTACCCTTTGGGGAATAAATAAAAGAGAGGTAAAACATTATGAACAGATTAGAAGAAGCACGGAAAGCATTTTTAAAAGTTAGAAACATCCCGACAGAAAAACATGAAGATTTTGCACTTGCGAAAGCGTACAAGAAGCCTTGGAAATGGTACAGGGAACACACAACGGAAGAAGCTATTAATATTTTAAGAACAGAAGCAAAAGCAAACTAACCGCCGCAGAGGATGCCAGCCGGACCGATACCGGCGGCGGTTTTTCCTTCTAAGGAATAATATTAAGAATATGGAGGTCTGCGATATGACAATATACGAAAAATTAGACACTTTAACAGCCGGAGAAATCCGCGGAAATTTAGAAAAATTTATATTCATCTATGGAGAAAAGACGGCTAAAACCTTGGAACTTGAAAAAATAGCAGATTTTTCTTTTTGGGATAATGGGCGAAGCGTAATTATATACACAGGTTCACAAGCCATTTTTGATTGTAATTATGATATTTTCTACGGATTAAAAAGGCTTACAACTTGTTATAATAAAAGTGGTCTATTTTATGAATTTAACAATTAATAACTTGATTAAGGGCGTACAATCTGCGCCCTTTTTGGCTTGCTGTGGTTCTGGTTGGTTCGATTCCAGCCGCAAGCATTAAGCGTATATATTTTTATATGCTTTTATTTGCGTACCTTGAAAAATTAATATAACAATGCTATGCTTATATATAAGGCTTTTTAGGTGTACAAGTGTACCCAGTTGGGGCGGCGTGCGTTCTGTTGAATTCTCCAGAACTGGCGACAGCTTCCACGACTTGCAAGGGCATATTATACCCATTTTATGCAACGCTGCCAAAGGCGTTTTAAGGCTGTTTTGTTCTGTAGGCTTATAAGTCTACACCGACACAATAAAACCACCGTACAGGTCAAATCACAAAGCCACAAAGTCAAAACAAGCACGAATCGCAGCCGGTCAAGTTTATATAATGCACTTTAATCTGTTAAAGTTTTTCATCAATTTTTCAGGGCAAATCTGAACAAAATTGAGGTCGAATTTTGGGAAAAGTTTTTCACGGATTTTTGAATACAAAATTGAAAGTGACGGGGGTTTCAAAAATTTTGCATTATATTTTTGCGAGAAATTTTTTTCAATTTTTTAAGTAGGATTTGAACGAAATCTGCACCAAATTTTGGGAATTGTCAAAATCGTTTTTCTGAATATCAAAGATGTATCCGGGGGAGGTATCAAATGCGTTACCCCGAAATTTTTTGGCAACATTTTTCTGTATAAATCAATGCTTTACTTGAATACCGGCATTGACTAAGCTCATATATCAATAATTCTTTTGTCATAGTCGGATTAGTCTTTTGAATTATCTTTAACAACTCATCAATGCTCATTATCCCACTCTCCTAACTGCCCCTAAAACCATATCAACAATGTCAAATACTTCATCGCCATAAGTTGCCACAAAATCGCACAATATCTCTTCCTGTTCAATCGGCAAATACACATCATAGGACATACAGATTGCGTGGCATACTTCGTGTATCAGCACTTTGCGTTGCATAAATCCACGCAAGGCATTTGATAGATAAATTGTATGTGTATTTCTATCAGTTACACCTAGCACAGAAACATTGTCTGACCGCTTTAATTCACTTGAATTTGAATTTTCATATTGTACTTGCCACATTGTGCCATTAATGCTAAAAATCATCTGTATGCTCCTTTCTGAATAAAACAGGCTATGAATATTGCTACTCATAGCCCTTAAAATCATATCTTAGATACAAGAGTGCTTAACTTTGTTCTAAGCAAATTCTTCTCTTCTGCCGACATATCAGCTACCATACCTGTAATATCGCTTGCAAGTTCCTTAGTATAGCTGTCAAGTGACTTCATCTTGTGTTCCTTATCTTCCGGCGTGTTGTTCTTGTGCATTTCCTTAGTTTCTGTGTAGTTTCTCTTTGCTCTGTCGTAATTACTTTCAGACATTGGCTCTGTATAGTACATCTTGCCATAATCTCTATCAATATCCCTCATATGTTCTGCTTCTGGGTACATATGGTAATATGGCGGCTCTTCATATCCTCTGCGGTATGTTCCTTTACCTTTTGGGGCAAATCTGCCATTAGCATAGCGGTAATGGTCATAGTATCTTCTGTCTGGATAATCTTCGTACTGTTCAAGCATACGCATAATATCTTCGTTATCTTCTGACTTTTCCATAGCTTCAACAATTCTATAATCTTTGTCAAAGCAAGCTATGTTCTTCGCTATTTCTGTAAAATCCTTTAAATCGTCAAGGTTCTGTCCCTCAAAGTTATCTAATCCGATTGCTTCAACTTTAGCCTTGACACATTCCATAATTTGCTTAGCCCATTTATGCATAATATCAAGCCTCCCTTACTGCAATCAAATTACTGTTCTGTACTTCAATAGCCTGTGTAGATGTATTCTGCACCGCTACGGTACTGCAACAACCGCAAGGCACATCAACGTATGCCTGTGCTGATACATTAAAGAAATTCTCAACTGCTGCCGGTGTTACAATCATTCGTGTTGACTGTAAAGGCTCTCCGTCTACTGCAATGGCAAGTGATATAGCTTCAACTGTACCGCCTGTAGGTATCTGAATATTGCCACTATAAGATACTAAAAATCTTGCCTTGCACTGATTGGTAATACCTCTTAGTTTGATAATTCCGCTTCCCTGTCTGTGGACGATGCATTTAGTTCCGCATACTGGTGTTTCTGTAAATGCCACATCTTCTCCGGCGGCAACAGTCTGTAATGCAATTCCTGTTATTTCCATTATCTTTACCTCTCTTTCACAAAATAAGGGCAAACATTATAGTCTGCCCTTGGGTTATAAGTAATACTGCTTAGCAGACATAATCGAGTTAAACTCAATTAAGATACTCAATTATTCAGTTTTAGCAGTTACAGCCGGTGTTGCAGCCACAGCCATATGCATAAGCATTTGGATTAGGCACAACATAAGCTGGAATAGCCGTAGGATTTACAGCATTTATAATCTGATTTGTCTGTGCTGACATTGCAGTAGTCAGAAGTGCATTCTGTCTATCCTGCGATGCGGCTCTGCGTAAATCGTTGTTCTCTGCTGTAAGTGTTGCTATCTTATCATTTGTTAAGAAATCAAGGATAGCTCTCGTTCCTGCCTGCTGGCTGTCGATAATATCTCTTGTGTTGTTGCACATTGTGTTCTGTAATGCGTTTGTCTGTGTAGCCATATTGTAGTTTACACCCTGAATGGCTTCTCTTGTTTCACAGCAGCAGTTAGCAAGCTGTGACTGTAATGCGTTTGTATTCTGCATATTAGCAACTGTATCAGCGCTAATAGCCTGCTGGATGCCATAGCCTGTCTGCATAATATTTGTGTTAATACCATTGAAACCTGTGAGCATACTGTTGTTCATAGCGTAGAAGCCATCACAAAGTCCGTTGGAAATGCCATCTAACTTGCTGATAACTGCTGAATTATCAAATCCTCTTTGAATATCAGCCTGTGTAGCAGCTGTTGCAACATAGCCACCGCCATTGTTGCCACCAAAACCGCCAAATCCACCATTGCCCCATCCAAAGAGTAATGCGAATACAACGATTATCCAAAGCCATCCGCCGTCAGCCCATCCGCCGTTATTGCCGTTGCCGTCAATATTAGCAACTAATGGTACTGATGCTGTGTTGCAATTTGAACTAAACATAATTTTTTACCTCCGTTATTAAAATTTTATATACTTAATCTTGCAAGAATTAGTATCAAAGTTAATTAAAATGTGTTATAATATATTTGTACGGATAGGGTAGCTCCCGATAAGCTGTTTGTCCTAACAGTTTCCGTACATTAGCTGGTATAGGACATCTCGCACTGAAAGGACAGGTGTTATTTTTATGGGTAAATCTATTGATTTAGCAAGTCAAAAATTTGGCAAGTTACAAGTCTTGTGCGTTGATACAAATCCATCCAATAAAACTAAAAGATGGATATGCCGATGTGATTGTGGAAACATTACCACGGCAAAAACAAATGAATTAACATCAGGGCATAAAACCTCTTGCGGTTGCAAAAAACAAAACTATTTTAGAAAGGTTCATGGTCAATCGGGAACCCGATTACATCACATTTGGAAGTCAATAAAAATGAGATGTAATAACCCCGATGAGCCTAGCTATCAACATTATGGCAAAAGAGGAATAACTGTTTGTGAGGAATGGGAAAACAATTTTTCAACTTTTTATAATTGGGCTATTAAAAACGGCTACTCCGACACTCTAACCATAGACCGAATAGATGTGAATGGCAATTATGAGCCTGGTAATTGTAGATGGGCTACAATTGCTGAACAATCTATTAATAAAACGAACACTGTTTATATTGAATTAAACGGTATCTTAAAGCCTATGAAACAATGGTGCAATATATACAATGTGCCATACTATCTTGTGCAACAAAGATATAAGAAGATTACAAAAAACAACATTCCTTGCGATGATTTATCTATTTTGTTTTCCAAAGAAACATTGCATCTTAAGAAAAATAGAAAACCATATGTCAGAAAACATTTTTCCGATTATAGAGAAAGACCAATAATTCAATATGATGCAAATAATATTTTTATTAAAGAATGGTCTGGTATCAAAGAAATAAAGCAAACCGGATTATTTAATAAAAATGCCGTATTAAATTGTTGCTATGGTTTTGCAAAAACTCACAAAGGTTTTATGTGGCGATATAAAGATGATAATTATCCGCAATATAAAAGCGGAAAATAATTTTTATCGGGGCGGGCAATCCGCCCGATATGCTACTAATTACCAAATCTACTTTTTATCTGGCTAAATACATCATCTGCATTCAGTCCCTTTTCTTTGCATAAATTTCTAGCCATCTGCTCTATGCCTTGCATATTGCCCTGCTGTGCCATCTGCATAGTGTTTTTCATCATAGGATTGCTCATAATCTGATTATTTCCCATCATCTGATGTATGAACTGTTGCGGACCAGCTTTCATCATCTGAAAAATGTTAATTGGGTTCATTCTTCATCACCGCCTTTACTTTGAGTTCTTGAAGTTTTTCTTTGTGTTCCTAAAGATTTATCAAATCTATCTTCTAACTGTCCTATTTTCTCTGATAACTCTTCAAATTTATTCAGAAATAGCTGTGTGCTTTCGTCTGATAGGGTGAATTTAGCATTTTCTGCATTAGCCATAGAATTTACTGTCTGATTATCTTTAGGGTCTGTATAAGGCTTATACACAATCGTTCTAATCGTTCCGTCAGCATTCCAGCCCTTAACATAAATCTCCGACATATCCTGCTTTGGGAAAAATGCCATTGAGCCATCCATAGGCACTTCATTAGCGTTAATATTTTCAACTGCCTGTACTATTCTTCCATTAATGCCTGCTATCTGCTGTGGCATAGGTTGTTGGATTTGTGGTTGTATCTGCTCCTGTGACTGAAATCTCTGGATATTCGCCATAGGATTGTACTGATACGCTCCGTACTGTGGTATATAATTACTCATAATCGGTTGCTGATAAGGATTGTTCATTGTCTGCCTCCTCTAAAACTTCCTCGATTGCGTGGATAACAAGAGATAATGTCACTAAGTCAAGTTTCTGTAATTCTTCTTTGCTCAAGATTTTTTCTCTTACTTCATCAGAAAACATTTGCACTACCTCTCTTTCTGATTATATTTTTGCATAAAAAAAGAGAAGAACATTATCAAGTTCTTCTCATATTTATGTCATATATCAAGGCTTTATTTAGTTTTAATTTACTACACACTTTTAATCTTGTTACTACACACTTACTACACACTTTTGCTATTGAAATATATAGAAATACATAGAAATATGTGGAAATTGATAATTAATCTAATACCGCTTAAAATCCCTTAAATACCGCATTTATTGTGCTTTTTGTTAAGTTCATAAGGGGTAGTCTGATATACGTAATAAGTTTTCCAAGTTAAATATATTATACATCTCAAATCCCCTTATTTTGTGGTTTTTTCAGTTTTAATGTGTGTAGTACTACACACTTACTACACAGCACTTTTTTTAAAATCAACAATGTTGTTCTTGTCTTTCACAATTCTTTCAATATCTACTGCCGCTCTTTCTTCTGTTACATGTGTATATAAATCCATTGTCATTTTAAGAGTTGCATGACCTAAATATGATTGAACAACTTTTGCCTGCACACCTGCTTCAAAACATCTTGTAGCAAAAGTATGTCTTAAAGTATGTCCGCTAAACACAGGAAATTCGTTATCAAAACTTCTTGCAAGATTTATCTGCTTAACAATAGCTTTAATTGAATCTGAATAAATCTGCGAATTGAGAGGCGTGTTATAACTTGTCACAAACAAATAATTGTTCTGCTCTTTAGGTCTTTTGCACTTTACAATATCCTTTAATTCGAACTGCTTTTCAAGATATTTAATGCATTCGCTGTTAATAGGTACTTGTCTATAACTCTGTTTGGTTTTAGGCGGCTCAATGTGAAAAGTTTTGCACTTATCATCAAGGTATTTTTGATACACAAGTGTCTTATTAACATCAATATACCCCTCGTCCATATGTATATCTGCCATTGTGAGTGCAAACAGTTCTCCTGGGCGCAAGCCTGTATTAACTGCCACATTATACAAATTATCGTAAAATGTCCCTTTACTTGCTTCTAAAAACTCTATCTGTTGTTTTGCTGTTAGTGTGAAAGCTTTAAGTTCTTTATCAGCCCTAAGCTTTACACCTTTTGCTGGATTTTTAATCATTAAGTCATCTTCTATTGCTCTACTGAACATATCATTAAGTATAACCTTAATCTTGTTCTGCCGTTCATATTTATAATTGTCATCAGCTATTTTATCAATTAGTGTTTGAATATCTGATTTAGCAAAGGAATTTATGTTGCGATTTCCTAAAAAAGGTGATATATTTTTATTGTATATGTGAGTGTATTCCCTAAGGGTATTAGGGCGTACACTTTTCTTTTTGTACACTTCTATCCAACGATTAAACCAATCGTCCAGCTTAATATCATCTCTAATGCTTGTAAATTGAATATTTTCTGCTATTGCAACAGCCAATTCTTTTTTAACTTCTGATAACTTTGTGCCATAAATATATTTAATCTTATTAAATCTATCTTTATATCTCCCTTGATACACACCGTCCTTTCGCTGCGACAATCCTACACCTAGTTCTTTACCTTTTAAATCTTTTCCCATTCAAAAGCTCCTTTCTTTTGAAAAAAGCCTTGATATAGACAACCACATATTACTACATCAAGGCATATATTTCAATATATCTCTATATTTCGTTACTTTTTTCTATATAGTGCTCAAACTCCTTACGCTTAACAAGCCTCTTATTCCCAACTCTTAAAACAAATGGACAGCTAATTTCATTAAGCATACTGCTGATTCTATTAATTCCGATATTACTATATTCGGACGCTTCTTCAACTGTTAATGTAACTTTTTCCCATATAGGAATTGTTTTAACCATGTCATCAGTCCTTTCTATCTTGATTTTTATATCCTTAACTCTTCTTGAAATTGTTGCTTTGGATAACATAAGTCTTTGACTAACCTGTTCTAAGCTCATATTACCCACAAGCAACTTGAAAATTCTTAGTTCCTCTTCTGTGAAATTGGCATTTTCAATTATTTCATCAAGCTCCGGCTTAGTCAGTCCCGAAAACTTCATAAGCCTATCTCCTTATTTAAACTTAATATGTTCTATTCCTGTTTCTTCGTATAACTGATTAACAAGCTCTTCTGCTGTGAATAATCCGTCATTATAGTTATCTATAAGCACTTTGAGTTCTCTCTGTACTTTTGTTAATCTCTGTTGTCCGAAACCGAACTTATCGTGTAGCACCCACATAATTAATATTAATGCTGATTCAAAATTCTTTTTCTGCTGTTCATTGCTAATTCTATTCATCTGAACACGCAACATTTGTTCCTTAAACTTTTTCTGTTCTGCCTTGCTCATATTTTCACTTCTTTCTTAGAAACTGATTGTCGTATCGCCAGTAGTGCTTGCTGTTATCATTCTTAAGGCTTTTGCCCCTTTCATAGTCTGTCTGCCAGCATTTCTGACACAATTGCCCTTGTGGTCTGTCAATAGGTTCTCCACAGTAATAGCACAAGTGATTTTCCTTGCGATATTCTTTTATATTCTGCCTATTTTCAGTTCTTTTTCTGTGGATAGCATTATCTTTACTCTGGCATATAAAACACTTTGCTTTGCCCTCAACAGCTTTAGCCTTACCACATCTAACACATATGCCAGCTTTTCTACGTTCAGCGTATAAGTTTTTCGAATACTGTTTAAATGCTTCATTGTTTTTTCTTCGCTTATCATCACTTAATGGGTGATTAGCTCTATATTCAGCTTTGTTAGCCAAACATTCCGGACATATCTTTTCATCACCCACAAGTTTATTTTTGCGACATTCCGGGCAAATTTTAAACTGCCTGCAAAGTTCTCTAGTTTCTCTACTGTAAGTCGTTTGCTTCTCCCTACATTCTTCACAATAAAAGCCTTTTCTATCAAGCGGCTTGCCGCATTTAGGGCACAATCCATTCTCTCGGCGGTAATTATATAATTTCTTCTGCGGACTAATTGGCGTTGTCTCCATTGAAAATCAACCTCTCATTCTGTCAATTCTATCTTGTATCTCTTTAGGTGCTTCAATATATTCTTCTGCGTTTGTATTTTGACCAATAAGGGCATTTTCTTTGATTGTAGGTGTATTTATATCTCTTTGGAATTTTTGCTGGAATTGAGCTTTATACGAAATTGCATTCGTCTTTTCGATAAGTGACTTAATGTCGTCTGGCATACGATTTATTTCATTTGCACGCTTAACAACTGTTTCATAGGTTCTTAAGAAATTCGATTGTATTACTGTTTCAATCGTCTGATAATCTGATGTCGCCCAGTTTTTAAGGTTATCTGGCATACCAACTGCCTGTCTGACAAGTGGTGGTAGCTTGTTAAATTCTTCAGCTGCTCCATATGTGCCATTCCGTAACGCTTTGCTAACCAAACCCCAAGCCGTCATTCCGTCAAGTTCCTGCGGTTGTGATATAGTCTGTATCTTGCTCATTATCTGTCCTACATCTGGTGCAAAACCGCTAGTATTAGTTGCAATACAAGCCCTTAACGCCTGTAAAACTAATTCTTCTGGATATTCAGCAAGCATTACATACCAAGCGTTAATAGCAATCTTTTTATCTGGCGGATTGTAATTGGGATAATAAGCCTGTATTGTCATTAAAAGTTTGCCAACCTGTTCTTTTGTCATTCTATCGCCTCTTTCCATTCATCAAATACATTTTTCTTGCCTTGTTGCTTATTAGAATTATCTTCTTTCAGTTCAAATAATCCTTGCCAACAATGGTCTACTGACTGATTAAGAATTTTAACCGCTAAGTCATTATCTCCACCCGACAACTTTTCAAGAGTATTCATAGCCCTATGCAATGCCTTGTCAGTGCATATAGGTTTTTTGATTTTCTTGCGCATTGTCACATACTCGTTAAATGCTTCATCAAGTAATTCGTCATCTGGATAATAACTTTTCTTTTTGGATATTACGTTAGTAATATCTTTTTCCATATTCTTATCTTCTTTAATTTCTTCTGTTCTTTCATTCTTACTTTCTTTTAATATAGAGTTTGTTAATAGAATGTTATCTGTTTGTTGATTGTTTGTTAAGTTGCTTGTTATTTGTTTGTTATCTTGCTTGTTATCCGTCTGATACAAATTGTAGTTAACCACAGTAAATATCGTGAATTTGTTTGTTGCTTTGCTTGTTATCTCGCCTGTTAATTGTAAGTGTTTTAGTGAGGTACGAATTTCCATTACAGACAAATTAGTTTCTTTTGATAATTCAGATATTGAAGATGGGAAAGACCCTCTTTCAATTATCTTGCCTTTATAATTTCCGTCTTTCCAATAGGCGCTTATCAACATATACATAAAAAGCCTGAATGTATTAATATCACTCCACCATTCCCACTTTAAAATCTTTCTGTCAATTTTAATAAAATTGCCTGCCATAATTACCTCTTCAAGTTCTGTCACATTGTTACTTTACTAAATCGTTGATATTAACTCTGAATCCGTCAAATTCCTTGCCTTTACTTCTAACATAGGCAGATGTATCAAAGAACATCAAGTTACCGCTATTGTCGGCTGCCATACTTACACCATTTCTTACAAGACTGCCTTTTAGCAGGTCAAGGACTATCTGTATTTCCTGCTTTGTTTCGTCTTTCATACTGTATCTCCCATAAAATCACTTATATTCATTTGACTGTCCTTTTCAAATACAAGCATTTCATTCTTTGCTATATTAAAATACTTTTCATCAATCTCAATTCCTATGAATTTTCTATTTTCTTGTAAACAAGCAATTCCGGTAGAACCTATCCCCATAAAAGGGTCTAAAACAATCTGATTTTCTAATGATGAATTCTCAATTAATATTTTCATCAGCTCTACTGGCTTTTCGGTATCGTGGAGATTTTTACCATTTGCATCTTTTCTTTTTATATTAGGAATCGACAATATATCGCTTGTGCCACAATTGTTTATTTTTACCCCTTTCCCTTTTCTAAAAAAGAGGATATATTCAAATTGCGACATATAAAATTGCCCCATAATTTTATTTCCCTTGTTCCAAATTAAAGACTTAATAAAATGAAATCCGTATTGCTTAATACCATTCTTTTTTTCGTCCTCTGTTCTTAAATCCGTAAAACTGTTAAGCATTTTTATAAGATTAATATGATTAGTCATAACATAACAATGGCTACCATTTTTTAATATGCGGTAAAATTCAGATGCATACATATCGCAATCTATATTGTTATAATTAAAAACTTTTCCTTGTTTATTTATCTTCTTTTGAAACATTCCACCGCTGTTTCCCGCATTTCCCCTAGATGTTGTTGGGTATGGTGGGTCGGTAACAATTAAATCAATGCTTTCATCAGTTATATTTTTAACAACATTTAAAAAATCATCATTAAAAATTTTTACTTTTTCTTCCATTTTAAATCTACCAAAAGGAAACCTCGGTTTTATGTCGCGACAACCTATTCCTTTCTTTGATTTTTAGTTAGTTACTGTGGTTTTCTGCCCGTCTGAAAATATTCGTCATAAGCGTCAACCGTATAGCGTATTTCACTCATAGCTATATCGACTGTTACATCTTTTCTATCCAATGCTCTTTCTGCATAATCTTTAATTCTCATCATTAAAGCCTGTGATATTACTATATTCGCATTGTTACTCATTCTGAATCACCCACTTTCAATAAATCCATAAACTTCTCATACTGTTTCTGCGATACCTTATTGTGCTTCTTATCGTCTCTAATTTCGATTTTAAGGTGTTTTTCAGCGATAGAGGATAATTTCCTCGCCAAGTTCTTTTCACCTTGTTTTAGACCGTCTCTATAGCCTTTAGATGGCTTAAATTCATTTATCTTTTCTTTACCCTCTCCTTGACCACCTGCTGTTTTGTTGTATCTGCACTGATAACCTTTCTTGGTGTACTCCAAAATCCAGTACTGTTCCCATTTATCAAGCTCGTTTTCTGGGTAATGAATAAAGTTTAGTTTCCAACCATAAGGATTATCTTTGCTATAAAATCCTCTTTTCTTGATTGATAAATCTATGTGCTGATACCCTACAAGGTGTCCACACATCCTCTGCGATAGATGTAGTGCTTGCCCGATGTAAAAATAAGGAATATTGTTCTCGTCAACTCTGGTCAAAAAATAAATACCACTCTTATCATCAAGTTTTGGATTTATCTTTAGTAGCCTTTGCTTATTACTTTTCTCTATTGCCTTAGCTCTTGCTATGTTTTGATAATTCAATAATTGCCACCTGCCTTTACTTCAAAAGGATTCACAAAATTATCAATAGGTTTAGTTCCCATACTAAAAGCCGTTGGTTGTTCATTAATGATAGTTTCAAGTATTTCAGATAAAGCCTTATCGATATAATTTCTTTTGTGAATATCCTCAATTAGTTTATCTGCATCAATCAATCTCATATATTGTCTCCTGCCTTTACTATCTCTATCGCCTTTTCAAGAGAAATAAGATAATTATTGCTGTTGCCGCTTCCATACAATCTTACAGAAGAGTCTGTTTTCAACTGCTCTACAACCTTATCCACATCATAGGCAGTTGGACTTTGTGTTTCATCATTGATAATACTCTTTACGATATTCAGACCGGCATTTATGCCTTTTGCGTATGCCCCTATCTCTCGTTCTTTCTGGTCTTTCATCAGTTCTAATAATTTATCTGCATCAATCAGTCTCATTCTTCATCACTCCAATCTAACTTCTGACCGCACTCATTGCAGTAATTACATTTCCTTTGGTCGTGTGAATGGTTTTGAGACCGATTATATCTCTGTCCTACAAACCAACCGCAAATAGGGCATACCCAATCTTGCCATTTTGTTACTCTATATTCTCCGTGTCCATTCTCATAATCAACAAAACTCCCGGTTTCTCCATTTTTTAAAATAGGCTTCCTTGGTATCTGCTTTTCTCTAGCTTCAATCACACTCTTAAATGTAAAGCCTTTCTTAACACATTCATCTTCAAACTGCATATAGTTTTCAAGGACTTCTGTTGTCATCTTGCGGTCGGATAGCTTCTTGATTGTTTCAAGTGCCTGTATTGCAACATCAATAGCATCATGCATTACTTGAGATTGTATCTCACCGCCTATTTCTAAATCAAACTGTATTGCTTCTATTGCTTCATTCTCCGTCATACTCACACCTCTTTAATTAAAGGGCAATCCCTCGTCAGCTACGCCATCTGGAATCGACATAAAGCTGTCTGAACTAGCATTACCGCCCATAATTCCATTGTTATTATTATTCTGCTGATTAGTACGACTTTCGCAGAACTCGTGTCTTTCAACAACGCAATCATTAGTGTAGACTTTCTGTCCGTCCTTGTTAGTGTAGTTGCCTGTCTGCCATCTGCCCTCAACAATTATCTTAGTTCCTTGATGTAAATACTTCTCTGCAAACTCTCCGTTCTTGCCAAATGCGATACAGTTAATAAAGTCTGCTGCCTGTTCGCCCTCTTTCTTAAAAGCTCTGTCAACAGCTAATGTGTATCTTGCTACTGCCATACTTCCGTTTACTGTCTGTGAATATCTAATCTCTGGCTCTCTAACAACTCTTCCACATAAAATTATACGATTCATTACTTTTCCTCACTTTCTAATACCTTGATATTTCTATCTCACTGTTCAATATAGAATTAAGTTCCTTGCTAAGTAAATCAAGCTCCCGTTTCACCAATAATTGAGCTTCGCTTATCGCACTCATTATAGATGTACTGTTTAATTTTCTATCCACAATACCTAGTGTCTGACAATTCATATATAGTGTTTCTCCACAACCACATAGTGTATGAACACATATACCTAATCTTTTATTGTCGCCTCTGTAGATAGTTCCTGTTTCAACTGGCTCTCCATATTTTGCATTACTTATATACTTCATATTCTCTCCTATTCCGCTTCTGATTGAAGCCAATCCATACAACTAGCTTCTCCTTCGTATTCCTCCCCGAATGCGTTTTTAAATCCGACAAGAAATTCTGCCAACTCTTCATCCGACATATTCCTTATCCTGTCGGCATTGGTTGTTGTGAATTTAGATGAGGTAATCTCCATCGTCACATCCGTAATAAGTCCATCTCCATAACCATCTAGCTTTACAGATTCAATACTGCCAGCAAAAATGCCATTTAAAGATAAATCCAACATTCTCGGTTTTCCTGTAGCACCATATCTATTTTCTTTTGTATCAAGAATTTTTATCAAATCACTAACTGTTAAAATTTTCACTTTTCTCACTCCTCTCTATCACTTTCCACAAGTTCAAAACACTCATCACGCCATTTCAATACATTATCAATATTGAATGAACTGTAACCTATATGATAATAATATTCGCCGACTTTTTTGTACTTGATTTCGTAATATGGCTTGTTGTCTATCATCCTTACAATAATTTCCAGAGATGTAACTTTGTTTTTTGTATCATCATTTTCTGAAACTTTACTATCACATCTGCAACAAAACTCATTATCTCTTGAATTGCTGTTGTGCTGGCAGTCGCCAGCGTGAGCATTATCAATACCACTTCTTAATTCAGATAATTTGTTGAAAAAATGCCTGACATATTCATCTGTATAATTGCCATCATACACCAATTCTTTGTAAAAATATCAAGCCCATGTACTGCCTCTGTTGTATTATCTGAATTTCCACTTGTAAAACTAATCAAAACGGACATTCATCTCCTTTCCTTAAAATCCATTCCTTGTTACGCTCCGCAACATCTACGTTCGCCCCACAAGCAACTTTTTTCATTTTCTCGATGAAACTATCTCTATCAGAATTTTCACTTGATAAATGGCACATTATGACGTTCTGCAAGTTATCTGAATAATTCGCTTTAACAAAATCGCAAGCTGTGTCAATGGATAAGTGACCTCTGAAAACGTGGTTAGCTTTGCCTGTGTTGTCTCTGTCGATTAAATTCTTGTCATAATTCACACCTAAGAGAATGTGGTTTATGTCTTTAAACTTCCACTTGACAACCTCGCAATCGGTTATGTAAAGCATTCTTCCCATTTCGTTGTGTGTAATCAGAAAGCCGTATATCGGGCAAGGTTCGCCATTTGCGTCTGTATGTGTCCAATTTCCGTCTATTGTCGTTAAATCAAAAGGCTTTACTGTAAATTCGCCCATATTTATTGGTTTACAACTATCGCCTAAATATGGGGCAAGTATCTGTATTCCCATAGGCTTAAAATCGTTCAATGACCTTGAATGGTCGTCAATAATGCTCGTGTGAAATAAGGCAACCTACTATATTTTTTACATTCCAATCACACATCTTTTTTATGTCTTTAATCCCCATTCCCACATCAAGAATAAGTGTTTCGTTTTGTGACATAAGAGCGTAAGAATTTCCTTTACTTCCGGTTCCGCAACATTTCAATTTGAGCATTACATCACCTCACTTTCATCTGCAAGTTTCCAAATATATCCGCCCGCCTGTTTTCTAATACCGCCTTTATTATTAAAAGGTTCTTTATTGGCTACTTGTAAAATATTCCTCTGACATATTCCTGTCATCCTACTTGCAACTTCTCCATTTACATATGTAGCGAGTAATACTCCGTCCTTAGTGTATTGGCATATTTTTCTTGGTTTCTCATATTTGTTATAATTAACAATTCCTGTAACCACTTGTGGATGTGTTTTTTCCGTTTCTTTTCTGTGCCTCTTTGGATGAATATATTCCAAATTTGAAACGATATTGTTTTGCTTATTTCCGTCTTTATGGTGTACTTGATATCCTTGTGGTCTATCTCCTATAAAATGTTCTGCAACCAATTGATGTATTGCTATTGACTTCTTTTTGTTAGTTACAGAATTTCTTAAAACAATGCGAAGATAATCTCCTGTTGCATTTTGATTTGATAGAATATATCCGCCCTCTGTCTTTTTAAAACTTTTTACTCTTCCGTAATTGGAAATCTGATATTGCCCCTCAAAGCCTTTTATCCACTTCCATTCTTCATCCATACTCACACCTCGATTTCATCATCCTGTGGGAACTGAAAATAATTCTGCGTCAGTTTGTTAAAATCAGTTTTCGACAAACCACTTACGAACAAATTACCTTTTTCGGTATTTATTATTGTTTTAAGAAAGGTAACACCCTCATTATGCTCCCTCAGCATTTCCATAGCCTTAAGTGCCTTTGCGTTGGTTGAGTATTCAGCAATTTTTACACTTGGTGCGTATGAGCTTTGGCAATATATACGCGCTACTTTTGCATCATATTTAGCACCAATAACAAATAATTGATAATCATTATATGGAACATCTAATGTTCCGTCCTGTGAAATTACTCTCATACTCAAACTCCTATTCTGCCTGCATAAATGGTGGTAATGTGCTATCTTCTGCCTGTTCTTCGGTTACTTCTGTGGCTGTGCTGTCGATAATGTCGCTTTCGTCAAAATCTACTGCGTTTGCGTTTTGTTCAATATCGTAAGCTACATCCTGTTCAAGCATTTCATCGTGGCTGATTTCCTCGTAATCCTCATTTTCATTGCCACTATGGGAATTATTGATATATTTAAGCAATCTATTTTTGACAGTTTTCATAGCCATCTGGTCAGCAAATTTCTGATGTGTGCCATTGCCATTCTCTTTGTAGCCATAACCCTGTTTCCAAGCCTGCTTAATCTGTGCAATAGTCATAACCTCTGCTATCTTCTCTCCGTCATCCATAATCGCCACTGCATAAGCCCCGGTAATCTTATCATTGTCAATGTTCTCAAAACTCTGTTCGTGGCAATCAATAATTGTTTTTGCGTCCTCTTTGTGGTACTTGAATACATCCCCTTTATAAATGACCGCTGCGTTAATGTCTTTAAGTCCGAATCTCCTTGCTATACAAGTGTTTCCATACACTGACTTCTGACACTGTAGCTTGCCGCCATAAGCAACTGGGTAGCACTGTTTCTTCTGCATTGAAAGTCCGTTCGTAACCATTTCAACAAGTGCATTCTCAATACTTGCCCTTGTGCAACTCTGTAATACAGGCTTCTTATTCATATCTACTGTGTCCTGTAAAATCAGCATTGCCGACATAAACTCGTTTGTGTAGTTGTAATCTTTAGGGAATGTCAAGCCGAATTTCTCTTTTTGCTTAATTTTAACAACCATTCCCTCTGTAAAATCTTTTGCTACAAGTTCTCTGCTTTCAGCTTCTTTCTTTTCCGCAACTGCTGTATTCTCTGCCATAATTAATCCTCACTTTCTTCGACTATCTTCAATTCCATTTCTTCTCTTTCAAGTTTTTCTTTTGCCTGTGCAACCCTTGATTCTGCCTGCTTCTTAAATTTCTCCTTGGCATACTCAAAGTTAGGTTCTGTAAGGAATAGACAATCAAAATGCAATATCTGCCCTTCTTCATCTTTTCTTACTATACTTAAGTAGTTTGGAAAAATTCTATCAGCAGACTTGTATGTCTTAGGTTTCTCTTCCGCTTCACAAACCTGTACTGTAATTCCTACTTTTCCATATCTTTCATCTGTATTTATTTTATAAAAATAGAGCTTCATATTATCCCCTCCACAATCTCTAATTTCTCACTATCATTCACAATCAGCATAATCAACTGGCTATCTATCATTTCGGCAACTTTCTTCTGGTTATCCGCACTAAGGCTTTCAGAGTCATCTAAAATAATAGGCACCGATATACCGCTAATCTTCTGAATAGAATTGCAAATATCAACTCTGCCTAAAATCCTGTTGCCCTTGTTAGACATAGTTGTTAAAATACTCTTTCCGTCAACTGTAGGTATGCAACAATTCTTGTAACCACCAGACTTTGTATAAGTAAACAACTGCCACTTAACTAACCCAAAATGGCTGTTTACTGCTTCTGTCAAGGCTTCATTCTTCGCTTTGTCAAGTTCATCAAGTAAATCAAGTATTTTCTCAGCATTAGCCTTATTCTGTTCAGAATCAATCCTTGTCTGTCTTAATTTTTCAAGTCGCTGTTCATCTGCCGCCGTGTCAGACTTTGCAATCTCGGCTTCGCATTCTGCTAACTGCTGCCTTAAAGCTGTTTCCTGTGACTTTAATTCTGCCTTAATCGCCGAAATATCATTAGCCTTGTGCATAGCCTGTTCCTTTTCAGCAATCCGCTGTTCAAGTGCCTTGTATTCTTCTGTGGCTGATGCATCAATTTCCTGCGGAAGTTCTGATAACTGCTTTTCAAGGTCTGCAATAGCTGTATTCAGCATTTCAAGGCTTTCTTTATGCTGTGGTAGTTCTTTCTGCAAATCTTCAAGAATCTTCTTATTCTTATCAAGTTTGTCTTTAAAAAGGTTGCCATTGCTTGTGATAATCTTTAATTCTTCTGCCTTGTGACTATCAAAATCAGCTCTTAACTGTTCTTTCTTATCCTCGGGATATTCCTGTCCACAATAGCTACAAATAAGGCTTGTTTCGTCAAATTTACGCTCATTCTCCGCTTTCCATTTATCCTTTATATTCTGCAAATTCTTATTTATGCTATCAATGGCATTCTGCTGATACTCGATGTTCTTTTCTGTATCAGTAATAGTCTTTTCTGTCTGCCTAACAAGAAACTGCTTATCAGAAATCCTGTTCTCAATATCTCTCCTAGCCTTAATATTGTCCTCATTGGCTTTACGGCGAATATCGTCAAGCTCAAACTTTAAGCTGAGAATATTAGCACTAGCATTGTCATATTCAGCCATTAACTTGTCATTGTCGGTCTGCTTTGCCACGCAATCAGCAATCTGCTCTTTAAGGCTGTTCTTCTGTAATTCAAGGTCAGATACTTCAATAGCCTGTTTAAGCTGTATATCCCTTTCCTTTTCCTTAATTTGTCCGTCAAGAATAGGCAAATCCTTTGTAATCTTGGTCTTGGCAGCCTTATTCATAGCGGATAACTCTTCAACTGTATACTTATTAAGTAAAGGAACTATCTCGGCTAATTCGGCTTTCTGTGAAGCTATATCAATGTCTGTAACATCTCCTACTAAACCAAATAAGTATCCTCTCATTTCTGCTGGCTTCTGATTAAGAAAAGCATTTACATTACTGCACATCTTGAATACATTCATATCCACATCAAGATATGCGTTGAAATCCTTTAATGTCTTAGGCACATCATTGACAAAATACTTGTTATCGTCCTTGTAGCTGCTACCATCTTTGCTGTAGGTTCTTTTCTGCACCTTCTTCATAGTTATTTCTTTTCCGTCAACATCAAGTGTAAGTTCAACACTTGTGTCCATATCATCAACGGACTTTCCGTCAACCTCTCGTCTAACAACCGGATTATCCTTTAACTCATAATCACAGTTGAACAAGCACCACATATAAGCGGTTGCAATAGTTGACTTACCTTTGCCATTCTTAGCCATAATCTTTGTAATAGCATAAAAATCAAATTCTGCGTGTGCGTAGCACATAAAGTTTTCAAGTGCTACCTTTTTTAAAATTGCTCTTTTCATAAATATATCCTTTCCTTATTTATATATTCATAATGAACACATCATCTTCTATTGAGAAGTTATCAACTGTCTTATCCGCAAGATAATGCCGCCTGTCAAGTTCATCAAATGTGCCGTCAAAGATAACGCCTTGAACTGGATGCCATACCTGACAACGCTTTTCATTATCTGCTGCCATACTAGCTAATTCCGAAACAGTAATATCACTATTCATCAGCATTCTCCTCTTCCTCTATAATCTCAACTCTGCCTACTGATACCTCATAAGCTACTCTGTTTTCAATTTCATCTTCACTTATCTTCTTTGTATAAGGTCTTGACTGAAACCTGCCTGTCATTTCTATATGTGTTCCTACTGGCAAGTGACCTACGAACTTAGCTGTTCTGCCCCAAGTTATGCAAGGTATATAGTCTGACTTGCCATATGCTCTGTTAACGGCTATGAGAACATTTGTTATTTCTCTTCCAAGAGGTGTTACCCTGTATATAGGTTCTTTGCAAATAAAGCCTCTAAGAACTACACCATTATTAAAAGGTAGTTCTGCCTCGTTTTCATATATCTCTATAACTTCGGTAAAGATTGCTAATATCAGCTTGCTTTTTTCACCTATATGCTCATTGTAGCTTCTTATTCTTCCTGTAATCATTACGCAAGCACCTGTTTTTAATTCTTTCATATCTACAATTCTTTCAGATATAAGAACAGGAAGTGTATCTACTGTTCCGCTAACTCTATTAACCGAAACCATCATCTTAAAGAATTTTTCTCCGAAAACTTCGTGATTAAAAGCTGGTTCTTCTGCAACTAACCCAAAAACTGTAATATTGTTATCTCTCTCTTTCATCTTTAGTTCTCCTCTCTTTTTTCTACAAATCCAACAACTTTACCGCCATCAAGTATTGTATACATATCCTTTTTCTCGTACATATCAATGCAATCCTGTACTGTTATTACTTTCTCGTTTACCTGTTTCATATTGTTCAATCCTTTCTTTTCTCTTTGCCCTTGCCATTGTCAGAACGATACAAGCCAGTTCTAAAAACATCCCGAATATCGTTCCTAGCATAAATCCCTGTATCATAGCTTATATCTCTCTTTCATTATTGTAGGCAGTTCGTAGCAGTCGATAAAATCGTGAGTGTCTGCTATGTACTCCTTTTTAAGTCCACTCAAACCACACCCGTATTCGTGCTTTAACTGCCCTAAAATATCTCTTGTAACTATGCTCCTTAATGGCTCACAATGTTTATTTCTTCCTAAGAGGTAACTTGTTCTTCTGCCAATATGTGCCAGGATTTCAAGCTTTTCTACCTCATTAATCTGCTCGCCTTTTTCAGAAATAATAAATATCAATCTGCTAAAACTCCTTTCCTTAAAAGCTCATACTTATCTGTGCATTAGCTGCATTTACCTGTTCAGCAAGTGCCATAGGCAACACATAATCATCTATAAACTTGTGTACATTATCAATGTACTTTCTTCTTATGCTCTTATATGTTGTTACGCAACCAAACTCTCGTTTTAACTGCTTATATATGTCAGAATATACCGAACTGCGAATACTGCCGTTCTTATAAGCTTCGCTATCCTTGCCACCAAGTACAATTACGCCCTTTCTATTAACGTGCTGTTTGACCTCATCAATCTCACAGCCGTAAAGAGGTGTGTTATCCTTAAGCTCTGTCATATCTTCTTTGATAGAGTTAATAGCCCGCTCAAGTTCTGTATAGCCCTGTGCCAAAAGCTGTATCTGACCGCCTGTTGTCTTTGGCATACCATAACCGCCTGTTTTTCTGATTGACGGAAGTACCTCTCCTGTAACCCAATCTGTAAATCTCTCTGCACTTTCTTTGCGGCTCTGAAAGATTGTCTTGTAAAGATTAGCCTCGCTAATAAATATCATTTTCTGCATTCCACCCTTTGTAAGGGTATCCGCAGTATGGATACCCTTTTCAGATAACCTCTGCTTAACATTTCCTACATTTGATATTTCCAATGCCTTGCACACATCAGCCAAGCAGAACATAGGTTCATCATCTTTAGTAATGGTTCGGATTTCTCCAAACTCTGAATTGCTAAAAATCTGTAACTCCATAAATATACCCTTTCTTATCTAACCCATTTTTCAATCGGAATTTTTGTTGCTTCTGCAATCTTCTGTATAGTAGTTAATGTTGGAGATGACATACTATCTTTCCAACGACCACACGTTCCATTACCAATGCTGCACATTTTCTCAAATACTGATATTGGCATTTTCTTTTCGTTGCAATATTCAGTAACCTTATCATAAAAATTTTTATTAATATCTATTTTATTCTGCTGTGTCGTAAAAGCTTCATAAGCCTTGTCAATTCTTGCGGCTACCGGACTGTTTTCTAGCTCTACAAGTGCTCTTAAAGCTGAAATTTCTAATTCTGCCTTTTCTTTTGCAGATATGTCGCTTTTTCTTGCTTTTTCTAAATCCTCAAGTATATAGTTTTTTAATAAATCAATCTGAACTTCATTCATTGTTATTACCTCTCAATCTGTAATTTGTGATATAATCCTCTTATTCTATTGAGAAAAGAGGTGAAAATATGTTTCTAAAGTTTCAAATAACTTGCACTTGTTATAGTAAATATACCGTTAGCGAAGATATATCTACTAGCAAGATTGTTTGCCCTAACTGCGGTCTTGAATATCCTTACTCTGACAAAGTATTATCTATACTCAAGACTGCTAAAGAAATACCAGCGGGTAACATTACTTCTGATAAAGAATGCTGTATCAGTGTTCTTTCTCTCGCGGAAGAAATGAGTGGTTTTTAACAGACTGTTTCATATACTCTAAAAAGCCAATCATTTCCGTAACTGTTAGTTTGCTATCTTTGAGTTCTGATAAAACTTTATTCTCTAATTCAGAGATAGCAGACCTTGAAGAAAAGTATTTCTCCATAAATGCAGCTCCCTCACAGGTTTTGCATAAGTTGTCTTTAAGACTATTAAGATAACTTTTCTCTACTTCATCAATAAAGCTTGCCATTTTTACTCCTTTCTATCAGTTTTTTCTGATTCTCTTACCATTACCATCCCCTCGGCGACACCAAGAATATAATTTTTCTTGTTGTCATCAAGTTTTGGAATTGTATCGGATAACTTCTTGATGATTTCCTTTTCCTTTTCACTCATTCAATTCACTTCCTTTCTATTTGACTTTGTGTGATTATAATATCATACACAGTAATACCTGTCAACATATTTTAGCAAAAAAGTTTGACATTGTGTGACTTTAATGTTATTGTATATATGCAAGGAGGTGAGAAGTGTGAACGAGCGAATAAAAGCCTTGCGAAAAGAATTAAAAATGTCGCAAGATGTATTTGCTGAAAAGCTAGGGCTTACCAAAAACTACATTTCGTTAGTTGAAAATGGCAATAGAAATCTTTCAGAACAATCAATTAAAGTTTTATGTTCTATTCTTAATGTAAATGAAGAATGGCTGCGAACCGGAAACGGAAAAATGTTTAAATCTCGTACAAGAGAACAAGAGATTGGTGCTTTTGTTAATGAAGTTATGGAATTGAACGATGACAGCTTTGAAAAGAAGCTTGTTAACGCATTGGCAAGGCTTGAGCCTAAAGATTGGGAATGCTTGGAAAGTATCGCAAAGAAATTGCTAGACGAAAAGTAAGAAAGAGAGGGTTTAAACCCTCTCTTTCGTCATATTACATATAAACTTAAATATTTGTTCTAATATCCAGTTATCTTCTATTTTATTAATCATTTTTGTTATCTTTTGCCTGTATTCCTCATTACTCATAAACCTGCACTCCCCTCTCTTGCCCTTGCACGTTTGATAGCGATACGATTATTATAGAACACACGTTCTATAGTGTCAAGTGTAGCGGCGATATTGCCAACGCCAATCAAACAATATCGCCTGCCAGAACTTGATAATGTTTAAGGGTCTTTTCTCAAAGACAAGTTTATTATACATTTATCGTTAGTATATTTCAAATACTTTCGGTCGTGTTATTTCGACAATTTTCGACAAATTAAATTGTTTACTTTTTATTTATGCGTTTTTTATAGTGAGAACAATGCCATATATAATTATAGATTATTGCTCTAATTCTTTCGTATGATACATTATATTCTTCGCTTAGAGCTTTCATTTTAATTCCAGCTATGTATTTTTTTACAATTTCTTTGTTTCGTTCGGATACATTAACTGTATCTATCAACTCCATATAGTTATTTTGTACTATTGTATCTTTCAGCATTTTATCTGTCCTTTCTTTGCAATTATAATTTATTATATCACAAAGTACGCTAAATTACATCAAGCAGCTTATTCAATGCACAACTGGAACTTATCGATTGCATTACCCATAACGCCTGCATATCCGTCCATTCCATTTGATGTTTCATTGTCTATCTGTTCTGGATAGAAGTTGCGGTTATTGAATACAGATACCATATACTTTGCATACTTCCAAGGCTCACCCTCTGGCGTATAGTAAATGATTTCTATTGCGTCAATCTCGTGCTTCTTGTCACCTGCATAGCCATTATCGTAATCGTCATAATTAAAGCCAGTAACATAAGGAAGCCAATCACCGCCCTTTAAGTGAACTCTGTACTTAACTGAACCTCTGCTAACCTTGATAATAAGTGCTGTGATAGCTTTATTGTCACCTGCGCCAGCCCAATCTTCTCTGTCCTCTACTTCGCCCCACCATCTGTCTGTATAAGCGGCGTATGTAGCGTATACGTGTTCATCTGTGCTATCCTCTGTGTTGTCTTCTTCGCTGTTATCCTCTGTGTTATCTTCATCATTATGAAAGCCATAGAATACAGACAAGTCGCAAACTCCGTCTACTCCATCTACAACACCGCTTGATGTATACTGCCAGCCTACAAGGTTTCTAGCAACACTAGGCTTCTTATCTTCGTTAGGGTCTGTATCAAGTGTCATTTCATCATATCCAAGATAGTACCTTGCTATCCAGTAATCGCAGTTAAGAATTTCTTCGTCTGCATATGGGGCAATGTAACTGCCATACCACGCCATACCTGTATAGATACCAAACTCGTAGCCAGCTTCCTCTATTGTGTGCTTGTACGCCTTAATTATGTCGATAAGGTCTGACCCTAAATTTTGCATACAAGTATCTTCTATATCCATCCACACCTTAACTTTACGTCCGTCAAGCACCTCTAATACCCTTTTAGCCGCCGCAATAGCCCTTTCTACGCTAGGTGTGTAAACAAAGTTGTATACACCGCAAATATGTATGCCAGCTAACTGACACTTTTTCCAGTTATTTTCAAACTGTTCATCTGGCTCAAAATCACGTCTGATAACCTTAAGAATAGCGTGTGTAAGTCCTGCCGCACGCATTTTATCAAAGTCTAAGTTGCTACCATTCCACGCTGAAAAATCTCCACATTTAATCATAATTAAAATACCTCACTTTCTACTGTTCCTGTTGCATCTGAACTAACTGTGTTATCTTCTGTGCTGTATGTTGCCTTGTAAGTATTTTTAACGCCATCAAGAAAGCTCTTAAGCTCGCTGTCTAGTGCTATATCATTCGCCAAGTATGCCGCAAAATCATTGAAGCTAGCTGACATACTAACTGTGCCGCTTTCGCTGATTGTAGCTGACAGATAAGCTACCTGTTTAAGTGCTCCATCTGAGTTTTGAACGGATAATGTTCCGTTCTTCTGAATTGATGAGTTGATGTCTAACATTGTGTTTTACCTCCTAATTCGCATTAAAAAAGGACACCCGAAGATGTCCTTAATTGCTTAATTGCTTTTCCAATTTTTTAATACGCATATTCTGCGATTGTACAGTCGCAACTATATCCGCTATTAATTCATCATAGCGTAATGCGTATCTTGCTGTTAGCTCTTTAGTTGTATTTCCGTTTTCGTCTGAGACTTGTGTTTCGTAGTTATCATTATTAATCTTTTTATCGATAAATAATCCCCAGTCATCTTTCATAGTTTCTTTAACCTGCTGTGCAATAAATCCGTGATGATAGCGATTAGAAGTACCGTTAATCATTTTAAATTCGCAAGGTTTTAAATTGTAGATAAATTCAGAAGAGTCTTCTGAATTCAATAAATGAACATCTTTTTTTACGTTCTCGTCTGAATCAGAAGCAATTGTTCCATAAATTGACCCGAAACATCGCAAATCATATCCTATGTATGCACTTCCATATACTGACAGTTCGCAGTTCTCGTAGTGTCTGTCCTCTGTATTTGTAATTCTGACATTTTGTGTGTCTTTTCCCGAATTTGGATTATAGCAATATACTGTAAGTGTCGTTGGTTTTTTTACGTTATCTTGATAACCGCCATTCATCGAAATATTGGGCGAAAAAAACTCTAATGATTTGTTTAAATCGTTGTTTATTCTTATAACGAATTCGTATTCCGTATTTTCTGTTTTCTCTTTGGTACAATTTATTCCGACAACATCTCCATAATCTGCATTTAGCACTAAAGCTCTTCTTACTTCATTATTGCTAGTATAATATCTTGTTGTAGTTATCGAACCTACATAATTTTCGTAATCGTCGACCCAAGAATAGAATTTAATGTAATTTTGGTCTATCGACATTCCTTTAATTCCATTATTTTGATATGTCGACAATATACCATTATCAATTGAGAAATTGCCAATTTGACCTTTAGAAGCATACATATATCCATCCGCACGAACGTACCAATTACCATAATATGCCCCATCTCTTTCTTCTTGGCAAGAGAATGTCCAAGCTTCGGAATTAGCGGGTGCCTGTATATAAGTTCTATATTTGCCGTAATCTTTATAGATAGAAGACTTGCTGATGTCCCAGCCTCCAATCGTGCCAGACGAAAAATAGCCGCTTCCTGTAATTTGTGCGTTAGTTGCATATAGTTTACCAGTTTGACTTATATAAAAATTAGGACTTTTGCTGTATCCCTCATCTTCAGTTCCGTGAAAAACCGAAAAAACATATGGTGTAATATCACCAGGTATTTGTAATGCAATTCTGAATAAGTCATTATTCTGCTTAAATATTGTACTTATTGAATCTTTAGACACTTTCCAGCCGCCAACGTTTCCGCCGTTGGCAATCAGATTGCTACAAGTTATAGTTCCGTCTGCTGTAATGCTGGCGTTCGTGCTGTTTAATGTAAACCTGTTGCCACTTAAATTAAGCCCACCCCTTGCAGTAATATTTATTGTATCTGCAATAGCTTCGATAGCACTCTTAAGCTCGCCTGTTTTAGGGTCTTTTTTGATATATAAATCAAGGCTTGTTTTAGTTGCATAACTTTCTAAATCGCTTGACTTAGCGTAAGTTCCACTAAGCGCCAAACTAATACTTGAACCATTATCATTAATTTCCTGCGTAATTTTGTTAATCATAGTAGTTGTTGTACTATAATTATCTGTCAGATTTTTCTTTGTCTGTGTTAATTCTGTTGATATGCTATTAAGATTAATCTTAAGACTAGCGTTTTGATTAAGCATATAAGCTAATTGTGTGTTAGATACCTCTTTCCAACCCCAATTACCTTTATCATCTTTAGCCCAACGCCAAGTTTTTTGAGCTGTTTCGTTGTATGCTATCGCTCCGCGATGTTTAGCATATTCATCATCGCTGTAAGTCCAAGTAAGATTATCACTTGGAAATAAATCGTCTGACGGATATATGGATATGAACCAGTCAACGGCTGGATAATTATCTTTTGTAGGCGTTGCTGTTACTGTATACACCATAAAATTATCGTTCGTTTGTTGGTATAAGTCAGATAATGTTATTTCGTAGCTATCTAGCTTCTGATTAACAGTAGAAAACTTAGTCTGAATGCTTTCAGTATCAACATTGCTAGTCCACCACAACTTGTTAGTGATAAAATCACTAGCAACTTTCATCATACCGCCCCATTGAGTATAATCTTTGCCAGCACCACTTGTTATAGCTTGCATAATGACATTAAGTGTCTGTCCCTCGTTGTCCAGATAAATTTTATTGCTCTTAAGTGTATGGGTGTTATCGTTATTGATAACACTAAATAGTGTTTCAATATCCAGCTTGCTTGCATTGATATTAGCATTATCTTGAACAACATCATCACGAACAACTTTCCTCGTAACACCTTTTTCAGTAAGTCCTAAGGCATCAAACATAAGATTGCCAGCTTTATCCCAGACATACATATTGTAGTCCGAATTAGCGTCTTTACCTATTTGAACTCTTATTCTGTCAGTATCTTTGATGATAATTGTATTGTCTTGCCAATAAGACATTCCATTTTCACTATGAACCTTAAATTTAGTCGTGTTAAGGTCAAGTGCTGTAATCTTGCTTGCAGCTATGCTGTCAATCATAGCGTCTTTAATCTGTGCATTGCCGATAACACTTACAACTGCATTAGCGAATTCTGTTGTTAAACTTTTACCTGTCGCAGAACCAAACATTAAGGTCTTAATGTCTGCTACATCTGCATTTAACACGCCTACCTGTGCATAATCTGCTTGTAACTTAGCGATATTAGCTTCATTAATTGTAGCTTTACTTGCTGTCAAATTAACAATATCTGCTGTAATAGCTTCAATCTTATTAGCCTTTAATTGGTCGATATACGCTTGATGTGCTTTTAAACTCTCAATATTAGCACTAGTTATATCGGCATTTTCGATAACTGCCTTGTTGATTAAGACTAAATCAGCGTAGTATCGTTCCATTTGCTTTGTTATCGGACCGCTAGCAATATTACTGTTTTCTGTGTCAGATTGTCCGATAGATGTAACTGTGTCCATTAAGCCGCCATCACATTCGTGTGTTATCTGCATTATAGGCACTTTGTAGTCAACGCCACCTTTGTTGACAGTTATAATGTCACCTACTTCAAGCCGCCAGTCACCGACAAACTTAACTGTAAGCGGTCTAAACTGAAAGCCGCCTATCTTTTTATAAATCTCATTTAAGTTAGCTTGTGTCATAAATGGATTAGCAAAGCTAAGTCCAGTTGTACCACTGCCGCTAGTGATTGTGCTAGTTTCCTTATCACCAGACTTTGTATTGTTACAAGTCAGCTTTCTTATCGTAAAATCTTTGCTAGTGGTAAAAGTAACCCCTTGCTGATAGTATTGATGTCCGTCAAGCACATAACCGCTATCTTTGTACCACTTTATTTCAAGGTTTCCGTCAGAATTAATAGCCGCATTTCCACCTTGTAGCATAGCCATATAACCTATCATTTCACGCATTGTATAGCCTTGTGGCTTATCTGTAATTGTATGTGTGTTTGTTATGCTAGTTGCTAACTTTATGCCTAATTTTATGCAAATCTCCTCTAAAATAGCCTTGTCTGTACTAGGATAAGTTAATTTAGAGAAGTACCCTTTTTCAGCTTTGTACATCTTGTCATAAGCTGTGTACTTAGTGTATTCGCCGTTACTTTCTTCTTTAGTTACAGTAAATATGCCTGTCTGTACATACTCAATGCCGCTATCGCCCTTAACACCCTCAAAAATGGTTATATCCTTATTTTCAAGCGTGATTTCTGGATTATAAATAGAAAAGGTAACACTACTACTGCAAGTATTACCTATCGAAATGCTATTGTTCGGATTGATTATGTTGCTGTACTTAAACTCATTAAGTGTCTGATTGTATTCTTTTCCGTCAACTAAATATTTGCTGTAATATCTTGCATACAGCAAATTGAAATCCGCACCCCAATTAATATTTTTCATTTATTGGATTGCTCCTTTCTGCTGATTAATCGTTAATCATAAAGCTAAGTGCGATAATGTTAGCTGGCTCAATAGCTTCACAACTATCAAATGCACTTATATCAACTTTCGTGTATTCAGATACTTCTATCTCCTGTTCTCCTAGTTCTTCAAGTTCTGATTTTATCTTATCGTTGTTATCTTTATTTTCCTCGCGTATCTTTTCTATCGTTTCTATGACTGCCTTAAAGTGTGGCTCTAACATCTTAATGTTAGACATAATGGCAACTGCTAATCTGCCACCCATTTTAAGCTGTGCTACACTTGCAAGTGCTTCATAATGTGCTAAAACTTCATTTCCTGTTATTTTCATAGTTAATCTCCTTATTTCTGAATTAAACTTAATTTTGCTCCGACTATTAATCCGTCCTCATTCTTTGCTCTTGTGAGATACGGATATGTCACATCTCCTGTGTATATTGTCATTTCCTTTTGTGTACCGCCTAAGAATAGGACTTGTGCTGTCGGGAATGGGTTATTTTCATCACTAATCACATTATCAAGCAACAACGCCTGTTCACCTGTTAATGGTGGCAATTGTAGTTCTACTTTATCCTTAATAGCCACGATTGTGCCTACCATTTCTCCATAATCGTTTCTTCCTGTGTTCTTAGACCAAATCTTATTCCTACTATATGTGTAGCCGTTATATGCTACTGGGAATGTCACTCCCTCGATAATTACAGCACTTATCATTCAATCGCCCCTTTCTGCCTAAAAATTGGTAACAAAAAAGAACATATCATCTCTGATACGTTCCCTTAGTTTTATATATTTATATTTTCAAGTTGTCCCTACCACTAACATTTTATTTCAATACCCATTTTGAATTTTTATTTATTAAGTTAATTAAACAGCAATATCTTCAATAAACATATTACTTAAATAAAATAAGTGAAATTGTAATATGTTTGTCCTTGATTTGCCTTAATTTCGGTATCACTATAAATTTGTAATGCACCATTAGGTGTCAATTGTCCATATGCCACAAACCCCGCCGGATTATATACTGTGACCGGAAATTTTATAGTTTTACTCGGTCTATATTCCTTAGGCAGAGTTGCGACTGTTGTCCAGCTCCTAATTGCTACAGTATTGGTTAGTTTAGCTGGCATTATATTTACCAGTGCCAAAGCAGGTGCGTATGTTATGATAGCATTTTCGTACGTTGTTGTTGTATTGTTGTTCAGTTCACTTATCATATCATTATTACTCTTAATCCCATCTTCCATATGATTAAGCCTGTCTGGGCTTAATGGAGTGCCGCCGCTAGTGCCAGCTTTCCACGCTTGCTTTATGTATTGTATAAAATTCATAGTAAAACCTCACTTTCCAAGCACACAAAAAGGACACCTCACAATTAAGTGAAATGTCCTTGTCATTTTGCTATTTATTTGTTATTATTGGTATGAGTTAATTTGCATTCACTCATACGTGCTAATCAGAACAGGTCTATTCAACTTGTTCTGTTTTTTTATAGCTGTAAATTTCTTACAGCTATTGAATTTTCTTTCTGTTTGAGCTATTATATCTCACAAGAGAACTTATGCAACATTATTGAATAATTGCAGTATAAATTCTCTTCCAAGTTGGGTAATTCGTCTATGATAGATTACTTTACCGCTGTCAAGAATTTCTTGTTTAATTTCCTCATATCCCATACTGCTGTATGGTGAGTAAAGAACCCAAGTTCCATTGACATTGTACTGAATTTTTCTATCAGCAAGCAACTTGTTAAGTTGAATAGCAGAATTTAAGTTCAGCTCTTTAGCAATCTCTGTCATTGTATATGTTTTATTGACGTGTGTTAAGATAGCGTTCTTTCTTTCTGCTTCAACTCTTGCTTGCCTTTCTTTTTTTAACTTTGTTAATAATTCTATTCCAAAGTCTGGATTATTCAGTATTTCATCAATAACATTATCAGTAGCATATATTCCATTCTTGCGAATTGACGGAATAATCTCATCAGCTACTAATGCTTGAAATTTCTCTGCTGTTTCGTTTTTGGCTTTCATTGCTAGTCGGTAGAAGATGTTTTCTGGGATAAAATCTTCGTGCGCACAAGTGTGTACGCCTAAATCTTCCAAGTATTTCTCAACTCTGCTCCACATGATTACTTTGTTACCACTTGCGGCTATTCTTGTGAACCCAAGTCCTCTAGCAACATTTTCCAATCTTAAGCAAGCAACGCCATTCTGCTCATAGCAGTCTACGCCGCAAATATTCTTAGTGTTCATTGGTGCCTTAATCTCATTGTGAGTGTCATCTTTTGTAGTTGGATTATTATAACTCATTATTTTACCTCCTACAAATTTATCATTTGCTCAAAACAGAACTTATTGCGTAGTGGGAGTATATGCCCACAATGCCTCACGCAATAATATTATGCCACTTCCTTTGCAGACTTGTCCTGTCCCTTTAAATCAAAATTATTAACATTGTCCTGAATGGTTTCTATCTGCTGCAAAACTCCCATAAGAACATATGAAACTCTTTCGTTTTCCATATTTGCTAAAACTTCTGTTACTGTTGCGTGTGCAATTTCTGACGCTATGTCAATATTTGTTACGATTTCTACATTACTCATTTGTTTTTCCTCCGAAAATATTCTTGAATTTTCCGAAAGAAACTGATATGATAGATTTATCAATTCCTTTCGGATTGGTGGTTTGAGTAGCAACTAAAAGTTTTGACCGACTTGTTGCTACTCTTTTTTGTTGTCTTTAAGTTCTTTTTCTACTAACCCTATACCTTTCATAATGGTGTCGGTTCTTGTTAATTTCAATTCATCAGCACATTTCTGAATACGATTAGCTTCATCTTTTGTTATTCTGATATTAAGATTAACATTTCTAGGGTTTTCCTTATGTGGTCTTCCTGCTGGACTAATAATAATCACTCCTTTCAATTATTGCCCTTGCAATATTTATGTTATTATAATAACTGCCCTTGCAATAATTGTCAAGCACTTTTCAATAAAAAATGGAACGCACCGAAAAGATACGCTCCATTAAGGGATTATTTTTCTATAAAACGTGGTATAAAGCTAATACTGTTATAACTGCCAGCTCCATTGTTTTTGCAATTAACAATCAAGCCATATGCAGTTATTTTATCGCCAGCTTTATAGTTTCCGCTTTTTAAATTAAAATCTTTTGAAAAATATATGTATATTTTTTCTTTGCCGTATTCGCTCTTATTCTTAACGACACCTGTAAAAAATCCTGCCTGCAAGTTGTAAGCATTAACAACTTTGCTTATGCTCTCATCTTCCATATCCTTTGAGGATAACGTATAGCGATTAGTAAGCATTATATCTATTCTTACATATTTGTCAGTTAAATCCTCATTCGTAAACATAATGTGGTTGTAATCCATTTGTTCACATACAAATTTATATTTATCTTCATCAAGATAAGACATACCATCGTCAAGCATATCTTTAGTGGCAACTTCTGTTGATTGTGTTTTAGCTTGTGTGTTTGCTACGATATTATTATCATTTTCAGTTATATTATTAATAATAAATAACGCTGTAACAAATACTATCCCTGCCAATACTGCAATCGCTATCTCCTGTAGCTTCTTTTTGTTATCTTTTTCATTCATCTTGATACATTCCTTTTATTAAAAAATCTAATGTAATTAAAATTATATATTACCAAAAAATCAATCCACATCTTTTGCATATAAACCTATGCTGTGAATAAGTTCTGCCTTCTTGCTTAATTTTTTCTTTCCTATTGACTAATGTAAATGGTCTAAACGGATTCAAATTAATAGTGTATCTTGTTTTAGTTTTCTGTGGTATAGTTGTTGTAATCTGCGTGTGCGAACATTCCCAACTATTACATCTTGGGCAATATACTTCAACTAGACCTTTTTCTGTCGCTCTGTACACTCCTTTAAAGTTAGAATTTAACGGTTGCTGAACTTGTGGCTGCTGTTTTTTCTTTATTCCTAATACTTCCAGCATTTTATATAAGCCTTTTTTTACTGACATATACATTCCCCCTTATCTTTAGTACTTTAAATATATTCTTTTATTATTTATTTGTCAATTAATATGGAAAAGCCGCTTGTCCTGTCATATTGGTGTATTGATTGGCATATCTCTGTGTTGTCCTAAACACTTCCTGTCCGTCAATCTGCACAACAATGTTTCCGTTTTGTTGTCCTATATTCGCATTAGCAAATACTTCTGACATACCCTCAATAACAGCTTGCTTAATACCTTGTGTTATCTGGTCGTTGTTTGCGACTGCCGTCTTGCCATTGCTGAATTTACCAACCATTTCATTATGGTTAGCAAAGAAAAGTCCGTCCTCTGGGAAACCACCTGTCGCATATGCTCTAGGTATTCTTATCTGAAATGCACTTCTTGATACATTTCCCTCACTATCAAGTATTTCACCGCTAAAATTGCTTTCAAATGAGTTACTTAAAGCTCTGCGAATTCGCCAAGAATTATTATCAATGGTATCTGCCAATGAGTTCATAAGTTCTGTACCGGTATCATAGCCTATATCGCCTGCATTAACTCTATCCATAATAGCATTAAATGCGCTTCTGGCTCTATATGGTATATCACTAATATTATTAGCAAAATTATTTGTTAATGACGAACCTGCATTAGCACCGACACTTCCCATTCGTGAGAATACATTTTCTGTATTTGAGCCTATACTGTTAATTTTATCAATAACCGCATTTTTAGCTTCTTCATAGGCATTTGATACTTTCTGCTTCGTCTCCTCTGATGTTCCAACTGCTGTATCTTTTAACTCACCCCAGCAAAACTCCATATCGTCACTAGCACGTTGCCAATTATCTTTAGCTTCATTAACTTTATTTTCATTGTCTTGTACAGCTTTTTCAAGTTCTCTTACTTGATATTCAAGGTCAACTGCCGCACCAACGCCAGTGGTATCTAATTCTTCCGCAACACCTTGCGTACCTTGTAATGCCCTTGTCATTTCATCTTGCTTATCTTTAAGTCTTTGTTTGCTATCTGCAAGGGTATCTTCCATTTCTTTAAGATTTTTCTTAGCTTTATATTCATCTTTTACAAGCTGAATATAATCTTCCCTTAAAGCTTCAAGCCTGTATTCCTCTTTCTTTTTATCTATAAGTTTTTCAATTTCTTCTTTTTGTCCTGTATAATACCCTGTTTGTGTATCTATAACTCCGCTTAATTCTGGAACTTTTTCAACAAGTTCCTGTGCCATATCCTTAAGCAATTCTTGCTGTTCCGCGGTTAAGTTTGTTTGCTCCGCCAATTCAAAATATTTTGTCTTAAGAGCATCTATGTCATCGTAGGTTGATGTATTCTTCCACCCTTTTTCAATAGCATCTAAAGAGCTTGATATTTCTTTTGTTGTTTTATCGACTTCATCACGAACATTTGCGTATTCATCACAATATTTCGTAACTGCTGTTGACGTTAAATCCATATTGCTATTGATAGACATTATTCCTGCCACCAATGCTGTTATTCCAGCCATAGCCAACCCTGCCGGTCCGAAAGCTGTATATAACCCTGCCGCACCTATAGCCGCACCGCCTGCTATTTTGGCTATTGAAGCTATAAGGTTGTCACTTCCTTGCTTTATATCATCAAAGCCGCTTTTTATTAATTTAAACTCCGCAAAAGCCGAAATACCGCCAAGTAATGCTTTTTGGAATAGTGTCATATTGTTTCTAACACTTGTTATTCCACTGTCAAGTGTAGTAAATAATCCTTTATCCTTAACAGTTTTTCCAAAATCCCGAAAAGCTGTAGTTGCTTTTGCGATTTTAGGATGTAGAAATGTCAGTGCGGATGCCGCCGCAGTATTTCCATTCTTAGCCGCAATCATAGCCTTGGCTGTATCTTCTGCGGTAATGCTTAAAGTGTTAAGTGTTTTATAGCCTTTAGTTATGCTTGTAACTACGCTTGAACCGCCTATAGCTTTCATAAGCTTAGGTATAGCAATAAGAGAAATTAATGCTGTTTCAATCGGTGCACTTGTTAGCATACCAAAATACAATTCAATAGCACCTTTTAAACCTTGAACGATTACTCTTCCTGCCGCCTTAAATACCTTAGTCCACTCAATGCCTGCAAGATAGTCTCCCATTTTCTGGCCAATTACAAACCAAGGTACTCTATCTATTGCATCTGCAAACCAATTAAATATCCCTGCGACAAGTTCAGAAGTATCTTTGCCTGCCATTTTAAAGTCGCCAATCGCAAAATCTTGGAAAATCTTTTTAACAGGCTCAAGTGCCTTATCAATCCTATCAGCCCACGCAACAGCCGAATTTTCCATATTTGCAAACGCTTTATTCCAAGCCGCTTCATAATCAGCCGCCGCCTTAGTAATATCATCTGTTAAGTCAATACTGCTACCGCCGCCACCACTTGAACCCTTGCTTGAGCTTGTATCGTCTTGTAATTTATTTATTTCATCAAATCCCATAAGGGATAGAGTAGCTTTCTTTGCTGAATCCGCTACATCTTGGTAGCCATCTGAAATATCTTCTAAGCCGTCTGATGTGTCTTTATAGCCACTTTGTCCGAAGCTCTCAAAGTCAATCTTAACGCCCATTAAAGAAGCAAGGCTGACTAATAATCTTTTGATTGCAATAGCTACTCCGTTTACTACTGGCATAACCTTTGAAAGAATTGGGATAAATAGCTGTCCTGCTACCATTCCTACCTCTTTCATATTGTTGCTGAACTGGCGTAACATATTACTTGGGCTGTTAATCGTATTGGCTAAATCACCCCAAGATACTTTACTTTGGTCTAATATTGCTAACACTCTTAACTGCTGTTTTTCCATCTGTGTCATTTCTGATACAGACTTAGAAATGCCTAAGTTATAAGCATATGTCGCTAATGTAGCATTGGTAATATCAATACCATACTTGTACAATGCCCTCGATTGTCCGATTAAACCGCTTTGTAAGTTCTGTGCTACTGTTGAATAGTCCACATTGAAAAGTGAGCTTATATCGCCCGCAAGCATTGTCATTGACTTTGTTATAGCCGTTGTTGCTTCGCCTGTCTGTCCTAACGAATTAGTAACAGAAGCTAACTGTGAAGCATACTGTGTTATCTCTTGTATGTTAAGTCCTAAGTTCTTTACTCCGCTTTCTTCAAGCAAGCCACCTTGAACATTAACTTTTAAACCAGACAGCTTTACGAGAGTATCGTTTACTCTGCTTTGGAAGCTCTCTGCATATGCTGTTGCGTTATCATATCCGTACTTTTCATAATCTTTATCCCATTCTGAACCAATCTTGCCAAATGCTACCGCTTGATAGTTGAATGCTTCAATGTAATCTGTTGTTGACTTGATTGCTTCTATAAGTTTCTTACTGCCACGAATTACCATAAAATAAGTGGCATAAAACTTACCTATCGCACTTGCCAAGTTCCAACTGCTTTTAGTTGCTGTCCTAGCACTTGTAGAAACGCCATACAGCGACTTTTGAAGTGAGTTTGAAGAAGTACCCACCTTGCTACCTTGACTAGCAAGATTAGCCAATGCGTTAGTCATTTGAATAACGTTCTGACTTACTGTTGGTGCTCTTGATAGCGTTGTCATTAAGCCATTTAAAGCATTGCCCAATTTCGGAATGTTTACAACGGCGTTTTCTATGCTCTTACTGCCTAGCTTACCAAGTGACTTTGCAAATTCTGTGACCTGCGTTGCATTTTGCGGAATAGCTGATATGCTTGCAACTGCCTTCGTGACAGCTTGAAGTGATGTAGCTGTGTTAGTTAGTGCAACCGAATCAACAGAACCTATTTTTGTGATGTTCTTAGCAAGTCTTGTAAAATCTGCTGTTCCTGCGTTCATATTCTGCATAGCAGAACCTAACTGACTAACACCGCTCGCAAGACTGCTTAATGATGAACCATTTACAGTCGCAAGTGATGTTGACAGCCTTGTAAGCTGATTTATCAGTTTATCAACAGAATTGATAGCTTTAGTGGCAGTACCGGTAATTTTGACTTCTAAACTGTCTAATTCCACGCTTTATACCTCCGGCTTATTAGGGTGTGTTAAATCCCAGTTTGCTTTTCGTATTTTCATATTCAAAACAAACTCTTCTCTCTTTCTTTGTATTTCATCTTCACTGTTCTCTTTTTTGTTAATATCTCTATAAATAGGCTTATCTGGGTATTCAAGCTCACCTTTACCCCAAGCACCACTTCTAACACCTATCTTGATTGCTGGGAGTATGTAGTTACCTACTGCAAGCCATATATCTGAATCCATTCGTTGTCTTTCAAGTTTCTTACCCTCTACAACAGCCCATAGCTTTTTAGGTGTCATTTTAAGAAAGTCTGAATAACTAACGCCTAGTGAACTGGCTAAAACAAAGTATTCTTCCCAGATTATTTTGTGGAAGTCTGCTTTTTCTTGTGGTCTTGTGGTACTACTGTCGGCTTCTTCTGTTCCTGTGTTGCTTCTTCCACATTGTCCGCCATTTCCTCTAACATCGCTGTTATTCCGCTCAACTCGAAAAAACCATCATCTTCCATCGCTTTCTTGATTTCTTCAAACAATGTTCTATATCCGTAACTCTTATCTGTCTTTCTCTTCTCTGTAATATATGCTCTAGTGAGTTCCTTTGCTTCATCCATAGTTACTGGGTTATTGTCAATACAGCCTGCATAAATGGCTAAAATACAAATCTCTGGCACATCTGCTGTCATATTTGCTAATCCATCAAAGGAAGCCTGTGCAACACTCTTGTCTGTCTGTACAAGTAAGTAAGAACCATTAACGACAGAGAACATTTTCTGCACTATCTCTTTACACTCTGCTGCTCCAAAAGAGAACTCAACTTTGTATTCATTTCCGTTTACATTAATATTCATCATAATTTTTACCCTTTCCCACCCTATCGTCCATATAGGGAAAGGTGCGGATTTTACACCGCACCTGCCTTTTAAATTAATTATTCTGTTACATCATCAAGATATGATGTGTAGTCGGCTGTTTTGGCGTTTTCTACGCTATCCGACACAGCCTTTTTTGATTTAGTCGAATAGCTCATTATTCCCCCGATGTTGGGGTTACTGCTGTATCTGTTCCTACCATATCCTCAATAATAAGGTTGATAGCCATTGTAAGAAGTGAATTTTGCTCCTTGCCCGTAATTGGTAACTTTGAAGGCGGCTGTGCAACAAAGAACTCCGCATCTGATATACCCGGAGTAATCTCTTGAAACCACATTCTCTTTCCATCAGTTAAAGCCTTATATTCTGTAATAAGGTCTTTCCACTCTTTGATTGTAGCTTCCGTCTTATTAACTGTTACCGCAACTGTATCTGTAACTGTATCTCTACCTGCAATGTTTCTTGTCTGTAAATCTTCAAGTGCTGATGCATCTATAGCCTCTGGGGTTACTGTAATCTCATCAATAGAATTGATTCTATGAAGAAGTTTAAACGCTGTTGGTTTAGTACCTGCTGTAGTTTCAACACCATAACTAAACGTGATTCCCAGTGCGCTTAATCCTGCTACTGTATCTGCCATATCTTCTTACCTCCTAAAAATTTGCAAAAAAATAAGAGCATTTCTGCTCTTTGTTACATTAATCTGTCATTTGCCGCTATCATTCTTCTGAATCTAGCGGTACTCTTATGTACTTTATTGCTGATTGAGAACTCTGGCATTGATGTGCCTTGAAATCTCATTGTCTTAAATGTGTCTGTAATTACTGCCATAACCTTGCGACAGTCAGATTTGCTTGTGTTAGCGGTAACATCTACTTGAAATGTCGCTAATAATGCGTTAACCGTCTGTCCGTCAAGCGTTTGTCCTTGTTCTACTGCTGGCAGTAAATGAATGTATACTGTTGGGAATATTGCTTGACCGCTGTTTTCCCCCTCATTTGTTATAACTATCTTTGGATATGTTTTTTTGAGCTGCGTTAGGGTTTTAGCCTTGACAAGTGCTGTGACTGTATTTTCAAGGTCTGTCGCCCAATCGTTTGCATTTGCCATTAGCTAAACACCTCTCTTGCTATCTGCTTATACTGATTAATAATCTCCATTGTGGCGTTATACATAGGCATTGTGGCTTTAACGCCGTGCGTGTAGTGCCATTGATTATCATTACCTAAGTAGTACCAGCCATCGCTGAATGCGTGGATTTGTCCTGGATACGTTCCTACGCCCAAGCCAAAATCATTAGCCTTTGGGTTCTCGTTGCCGCTGTTGTAATAAATACCAGCACCAAATTCAATTGCTAATAGCGTGTAAAATGGTTCTCTATCTTCTACCTCAACAGTTTTACCGGTAGCAATTAAAATAGCTTGGTAGCCATCTTGAATAGGCTTTCTGTCAACTCTCAATGTTACTGTCCTACCTAATGGACTTTCATTAACACTCATAATTGCTGCTTTGTCGCCTAATTCTGCTAATCGTTCGACAAGCAATCCACATTTATACTGTAAACTCTGCTTATACTGTTGTAGCTGTCTGATAGCTTCATTTACAGACTTTTCAGACAAAGATATATTAATTGTATGTCTTGCCATAATGCACCTACTTTACAACTGCTTTAAGCATATACTTAGTTGAATATAATGCTGGCTTAATACCTACAATCGTGAAGTCTGCTGATGTTTCATCAACAAGACTGTCAGATGTGTATGTAGGCTTGCTATCAAGCCATATAAGGTCGCCTTTTTGAATAGGTAATGTATCCCTATCTGTCAGCAAAATAGCGTCAAAATCAGCCGTATCAAAGCCGTATTCTTTGCTTTGTGCTTCTCCGCCGCTGAATGATATGTTTGCTTTGAAATCGACCGGCTCTGAAAAACCTGTTTTCTCTTCAAGAACTTTGGGTATCTTATTTCCCTCATCATCAAGATAAGGAATGAAGTTGCCATCTGTGTCGGTATATCCCTCATATAGAATATTGCCGTCTTCATCTCTTTCATAGATGGTTACTGTCTGTCCTTGAAGTGAATACTTCATAGCCTGCTTATTAATGTCAAGCATTGTTCTTTACCTGCTTATAAATCTGATTAATGCCTGTGCTTGATAATCCGGACACAATTCCTACTGCGATTGCATTAAGAATGTCATTTGCCGGAAAGTCCGGTATTACATACATACCTACAACGCCTAAGATACCGCCTGCAACGCCTACGATTATAGGAATGTAATTATCCTTAATGTGTGGAATTGCTTTGGCTCCTAAACCTATCAGATATGTTATTACAACGATTGCAACTACTGTTGATACTGATGTTATATCCATTCTGCTATACCTCCTTATCTTCATTAAGTCGTGCTTCCAATCCGTCTATTCGGTGGTGTGCCGACTTTACACTTTCCTCAACCTTAATAATCCTGTTATCGTGAGAATTAAGTTCTTTTCTCATTTCTGTAACTTCATTCTTTATCTCTGTTGTATTGCTTGATATTGTGTCAAGTTTCATATTTATGCGTGTATTTTCCTTTACACGCTCTGTAAGTTCTGCATTGTCAGACTTTTTGTTGTTCTTAAGATTAAATCCCAACGTAAACAGTCCGAAAAAGACGGAAAAAGCAACTGAAATAATGCTTATAATTACTGCTATTGGCATTGATATACCGCCTTTCATAATTAATAATGGCACACCGCCCACCACCCTTAATGTGTGCCGCCTGCTACCATATTGGTAACGCACAATCTTCTATAGCCTTATCTGCATTACAGATAATTTACTTTTTCTACAACTTGGTAGATAAGCTATAACACTTTGGCAAACGGAAATACCCCAACAAATAAGCTGTCTCTATTTCTCCAAGTTCTGTTGACACCACCCTCGCTTAAGGCAGACATAAAGTTTTCGCCTGCTTGTGAATGGTCGTAGACAGCCAGATTAACGATAACACTCTCAAATTTCTTCAAGTCCTCGGTTATCATTTCATCTGTGTAGCTGTCAGGGTAATTTCTTCTTGCCTTTACATCTTCTGTAGCCTGCTTGATAAGCTGTTCGATTACTGGATTATCTTCTTTGTTATCGAACACTACCACATCAGATGTTGTTTCATCATCATTTGTGACTGTATCAATATGAAATTGTTTAAGTCTGATTTTGACTTGCTCTAATGTGGTGTATTCCATAATTTCAGCTCCTATAATCCTAATTTCTCAATTAACAACTTCTTTAACTCTGCTCCTGTAAGCTCTTCTGCGTTGTCTATACCTTGTTCTGTGGCAAAAACCTGCAAATCAGATGTAGACATACGATTAATGGTTGTCTTGCTATAATCAAAAGAAGCCCCCTCTTCGGGAACTTCTTCGCCTGCGTTATACCATTTGCCGTTATGAATCACTATATATGGATATTTCATAGTTGCACCCCCTACTCTTCGCTATGAACCTCATATACGAATGTGCTATCCATATTTTCATATGATGGAAGAACAACTTCGGAAGCAAATGTTGACATCTTCATAGGTGGTCCGTACTCTGTCTTTGTAGCAACTGTAATACCTACACCATATGTTGTTACATCAACATTAGGTAGCTGTCTTGCAGTTCTTTCTTCTGGTGTAGTGCCGAACCAAGTGCTACCAAGATTGCCAGCTGGAAGAAGTGTAACCTTGTTATCTGGATAGAAATACTGTTCCTTGCCATCATCATCAATGTACATCTTATCGTAAAGTACGATAGTGAGCTTTGTTCTCTTCTGCACTACTGAAACAACAGTATCATCATCAACCTCGATAGTTGCTGTAAGGTTCTGTGCGAGTATTGAGTTTCTTATCTGTGCATTATCAAGCAAATACTGGAATGTATTGCTATTCATAAGCACATATTTAGCAATCTTGCCTTGCTTCTGTAACTTCTTTCTTGCATTGTTAAGGTCTGTAAGTGGCTTTGAGTTGGTTGTATCGCTCCACATACTTGTGCCGGATAACTTTGCGTAATGGTCTTTTGCGTATGAACCATCCTTGTCATAATCGTAAGCGTACTGAACGCCATCACTTACGATGGCAATTACCGGATGACCTGCATTTGTAGAAAGAAGCGACATTCTCATACGCTCCGGTACAACTTCTGCACCGCTTACAAGGTTATTAGTATCGTCATATACGCTTGATAAAGCACTCGCAAGGTAAGGGTCGTCTGCTGACTGAATACGCTCGATTTCAAGCATTTCCTCTTCGCCAACTGTCATTCCCTCACGGAAAAATGCCATCTGTGTTTTTTCCTTGCTTAATCCCTCTCTAGCTCTAAGTGTTGGGATTGTGTCAAAGTTAGATGGTGCAAGTGATACCGGCAAGCCCTTATGTGTCTTAATCCAGCTTAAATCAAGCCCCTGTTTCTTTCTTTCTGGAAACCACTGTAAGCCAAGATAAGGTATTTGATTACTAGCGTTTTCTGTTGCCGATAATGCGATAGACTTACTGTCTAATACTTCATTAATTAACATCTATTTACCTCCTGTTATTATTCAAATACAATCATTGGAAGAGCTGTCTTAACTGCTGCGTCATATGTAACGCCGGAATGTGCTTCCGCTACCTTTGTATTAAGATATGCCTTTTTAAGTGCTACTCCCTGTGGTCTGTCTTCTGTTACATCAAATCTTAAGATTCCGATTGCTGTTGCTGTATTATCAGCCACACCTGACTTGTTTACTGGTGTACCAGCCTTTACAATCTTCTTTCCATTCGCATCCTTTTCTGTTACCGCTGAAAAATCAAGTGTTAATGGGATTGCTTCGTTAGGCTCTCTCTTTAAAATCTGAACATCTCCTGCGTATGAAGTCTTTTCATACTGCATATTCATTTCCTTTGCCATTTCTTACCTCCTGTTATTACTGAATGTAATGTGATAAAACGTCATTGTTCTTAGGTGCATTAGATATAAGGCTTTCTGCTATCTTTTCAGCATTTGTCTTATTGTCTGCACCACCTTTATTACTGCCACCGCCTGGAATATCCTGATTTTTAGCAATCTCCTGTTCCTTAGCCTGTGCCGCAGCTGTTTCTTTCTCGGACATAATCTTGCCAAGTTCGGTGTAATCAAGGCTTCCATCGTCTTTAACAACTGTCTTTGCCTGTTCAGCAGTAATCTTAAAATTAGTCATAGCTGCTTCCCTCTGGTCTCTGATAGCGTTAGATTTCTGTAAATCGGCTATCTGCTGATTAGCTGTCTCTAAGGCTTTATTTGCCTTTTCAAGCTCTGTCAGATTGCCAGCCTGTATTTCATCAAGCCGCTTCTGTAAGTCGTCTGCTGTGTCTGCTTTAGCCTTGTACTGGCTTACCTTGTTCTTTTCCTTTGCAACTTCTGAATTGTTCTGATTAAGAAGATTTGTAATCTGTTCATCTGTTGCCTCTGGGAAAAGTTTTAATACATCTTCTCTTGTCATAATTACCTCCGTTAAACACACGCTTTTGTTACCGCAGGTCGCTCCTGCTGTGTCTTCTGCTATTTACCGCATAGCTGCAAAATGTATAAAATAAAAGCAGCTACCGATTATTCGATAACTGCCTTATTTTGCTGATTATTAAGTTGATTAACTATCTCTTGTGCTTTCTTTTCTTGTTCTTCTACATCTTTAATAGTTTTGTATAGATTATCCAAATATGGCTTAGATAATACATATGTTTTTTCAGAATCGCCCCATAAACCAACTGTCTTAATTGCTATAAGTGGATGTATACCAGCTTGTAAAAGTAAAAGTAACGTCTGTGCCTTGGTATACATATTGTCCTGTGGGCTGTGATTTATCTGCACATCAAAATCTCTAACCGATAGTTTTAAATCTTCTCCTGCAAGTCTTAGTATGTTAAGGGTAACTATCGCTAATCGCTTTTCACACGATTTAACAATAGGGTCTTTCAACTTTGCTCTTGTTTTAGAGAAGTCCCATCCGTTTCTCAATTGAACCGCCCCTTGCGTATCGCCGCCGGTATTACTTTGCTTTGTTGGTATGGCTAATATAGATAATGTGTTATCCCATAAATCTTCCTTGGCAACTTGACATTGTGTCTGATTAAGCTCCTGTGTCATAATCTCAACATCTGACTTGTTGTCTTTATTGATAGATTTAACTGTAAGGGCGTGGTTCATTTTCATTTTTTCAAATGTTTCTGTGTCAACTTCACAATTAACAAACTTAACCCAGTACTCAACAAACTGCTGTATACTATCCATTCTGTTAGACTGCATATTATTAATAGCATCCAGCATACCTATAACAAGCTCAATATCGGATATTCTTTCGTGGTTATTAGGAAACTCTACAATAGGGATTTCACCATATGTATGTAGTTTCTTTTCAACTACTTTGCTGTCAACAATTCTAAAAGACATAGTGTCGGAAAATGCCATTTTATACCAGTTTCCATCCTCGTCTTTAAGTTCTTGCACAACAAGCACAGGTTCTTCTGTGCTTTCATTGTAAACAACGTAAGTATTCATTGGCGTAGGTGCTACAATTCTGAATGGTACATCTCCATTTTTAGGCTGAACCGCTTTGAATGATGTTCCTGTTGCCGACTGCCACTCTCCAGCTTTAATATCTTTCTCCTGCTTATTGGCATCCGCCATAAAATCATTAAGTATGTCAACTGCCTTATTGATAGCTTCATCATCTTTACGGCTAATAAACTGGATTGGCTCGCCATATGTTTGTCCTACCTTAAACTGAACAATTTCGTATGCGTGGTTCTCAACAATCTTGTTTGTAATATCTTCGTTGGTTAGCTTATGCCTGTACAATATTGGTTGGTCGCCCTTGTAGTAATGCCACAGATACTTAATAACTGGCTTATTCCAATTAAATACGCCTATAGTACTTCCAATAACCTTAACAACATTGTTAGCAGTTATTGTATCTACATTCGTGTATGCAATTTTTCTACCATAACAGCCTCTAACAAGGTCTTGAAAATACATTGTGTTCATATCTTGCTCCTAATAAAATGTCATACCACTTGAGCTTCTGCTCTGTGGAATTTCTTTAATTTGAAAATTATCATCATCGTTCGGCACATACCATATCCATTTATGGCAGTGTTTGCACGCCAGCTTATGTGTTCTTGGGTCTTTGCTGTCTGCCTTAGTCAAAAACTTGTGGCAGTTCGGACACATAATTGACTTGTCTTTGTTTGTATAAAAAATCATATTGTTACCTCGTTACATAGTAAAAGCACCGTCATAATTAAATGGCGATGCTTTTCGATAAGGATTATACATGTTTATGAAATTTGCTTTGCTCATTGTAATAATACATAATTTTTTCGTCACAATCGTAACATCTTTTAATTTTTTTCAATAAATCTTTGAAAAGCCATTTTTACGCTGCTTTCTGTGTTGCCACCTATGATATGTGCTATCTGAATCCAAGTCTTATTTTCTAAAAATCTAAGATTGATTATTCTTCTCATCCTGCTATCGTCAACGTTTGCTATAAATTGCTCAACCTCGTTAGTTTTCTCTAATAAATCATCTTCAAGCAACTGCAATGTGGCTTTTCTGGCATAAAGGAGCGTTTTCTTTCTGCTGTACTCTGGAAAGGGTATGCCTTCAATCTTGAAATGCTGTTTACCACCATCGCCGCCGCTAACAGAATCTATAACCATTTCTCCAGCTTCAATTTTACTTATATCTTTTTCAAGTCGTTCTATCTTTAGTCTTACTTCTTTTACTTCTTCCTGTAAGTCGCAATACTGTGATAAAACTTCCTTTGTTACCATAATGTCAATACCTCCTAAATGGATTTATAGCAGCTTCAACTTTAGCTGTTCTATTACCTTGTGTCATTCTTAGTGCAAAGTTTGAGAAAACATCTGGAACATCGTCTAGTTGTTTCTTACCTGATACTGAATATTGCTTTAATAGTGACATCATCACTCCGTATGGCTCATTAGGCTTATAGAGCGATTGGTCTTTGAAAATAATATGTTGTAATATCCAGTTGGAACATTGGAATATCCTTGCTTCCTTATTTGTTTCAGTTGGTGTATCAGTAATGTTACATATCCAACCTACACTCTCAACTCGCTTATTAACTTCCATAGCCACTCTGTCGCCGCCGGCGTTACGCTCAAACTCACACTCTTGCACTTTATTATTTACAAGCACACCTGCAGCATTTCTATATTGTTCTTCATAATCTGCCGTGTTATCGCATACGCAATCAATGCAGTAATAATCTTCTCCATATTTTTGCAATACCGGTAGTACAAAATAATCCGTACCTTTACCTTTTGTATCACATTGAGCTGTGATAATTTCTGGTTCTCCGTGTGGCAGATTAAGGTATCTGCGGATTTTATCATCCGGGAATAGTAATCCCTCACGTTCAATAGGCTCCTGTTTATACAAACATCGGTAAGAGATTTCGTCCATGAGTAATTGTTGGTCTGCAAAAAACTCTTTCGTAAAACCGCCATACTCATAATCAAAATTACTTTCCCCTGTCGCTGGGTCTACATCTGGTACGGCAATAGTCTTAACTCTTTTGTTTCCTGCGTACATATTCTGTATTCTTCCGATAACATCATGCACACTCCAACGCGTAGCAATGTGTATTTCTTTACAATTGTGTCCGTCCGTATCTTGGATTTTTCTTTGCCTAGCATCTACCGCATATTTATCCCACAGCTTATCAAGTACCATAGGGTTAAGTGCTTCTTCAATGCCACCTATCATATCATCTACAAGCAAAAATTTACTTGCACGAACTTTACCGGCATTTTTACTTCCTACAGATGTGCATTGTACGCTTGGAAATGGTTTATATTTGCCTATATTAAATTGTTCTAACTTTGCGTTAGTGCTTGTAACTGTCAAATTAGGAAAGATTTCGTTCCACGCATATTCATCAGCATTTGTAACAATATCGTATACGCCATCATAGTACATTCGTGTAATGTCGCCAGAATGGGAGTAAAAAAGGCAAAAATCATTAGGAAACCAGCCAGCTACTAAAGCGTTAAACATCTTTTCGATAGTTGTCTTTCCTGCTCCAGGTATCAATGATACGCACAATATATCGTATTTATCATCAATCATACCCTGCAAAGCTTCTATTAGCCCCATTCTTAAGAATTGTTTGCGGCGTGGCATATAGAAGCGCTCTTTAGGTTCTCTTTTCTTTTCAAGATACATAAATGCACTATCTACTATTTTGCTTTGGGCTTCAAGCAGTAATACATCATAGTATTTATCAAGCAAATCAAAGGAACTTTTATTGTCAAAGACAAACTTCTCTATCTCCCACATAGATAGCCCTATATCACGCATACAAGCCTTTTCTATAAGTTCTTTTGTTCTAGCCGTACATTTTAACATTGTATCAATTTCGCCCTCGTTCTTGGCAAGCTGGCACACGTTGTAGTAGGTTTCTATGATATTTTCATCTATTCCATTTTTGGATATGTATTTTTCGCAATCATCTATCAGTTGATTTAATTCAGAATTCAAGAAAAGCACCTCCACTTTTCAGCAAAGGTGCTTATAGACCTCTGCCTATAACTGTTTTAGGGTAGCGACTAACTCTATTTGTTAGCCGGTAAAATTTTTATTAGAATGTTGGCATTGCTTCATTGTAAACCGGATGTAATTTCTGTACAAGTGCATTATAATCATCAATTACATAGCTTGCCGGGATCATATATATTTTAATGCCATATCTTTTTGCTGTTTCAATTTCAATGTAGCATCCATTCCAATCCCAAGCATCGTTTATTCCAATAAATACATCAGCCTGTGCCAACTTCTTAAGGCTTTCTCCTAAATACCACACAGCTTCTTTACTGTCTTTCGGTGGGTTATCCTCAATGTAGCTGTCGATAAGCTCTAATTCCTCGCCCTCGTATATTTCAGCAATCTTTTTCATCTTCTGAATACTTGCTTTGATTTCTTCCTCTGTTCTGCCTTTCATAGGCACACTTACAAATAACTTCTTCATGTTCTCTGTCTCCTTTTCTATGTTTTATCAACCTTTATCTTTCTAAGGTCAGCAACTACAATCAATCTGTAGTCGGTAATTGTTTATCTTAATTTCTTAACTTCCAGACAAGTACGTTTTCCATCCTTTTCAATTCTCCATCTGGTACTCCAATGTTCAATGTGGCAGTTTTTATCTTCATTAAGTGGGACTCTATTGACAATAGCACTTGCAATAGTGCTTGGTGGAATGTCTAAATCATCTACAATCAATGTTTTCATTCCTCATAAACCTCTCAAAATCTTTTCTGCACTTAGGGCATAATTCATATGTTTTTTCTAAAAATTTATATCTACGGACATTCTTGATTTCAAGGCACATATCATTATCTTCAAAAGTGGGAACTATATCTCCGCAACATCCAACTTGCTTAAATCTAACTTCTTTCCAGTTCTTAGGTATTATTTCTTTTCCGCACCTGTCGCAAGTGCGCCATTCTTTTTGATGTTTCATTATTCCACCGCCTTTTAAGCCAACCCTAGCATACATAAAATATCAAGTCCCGATATTCTCTCCGCACCCTCTCTTGTGTGCATAAGAATTTCTTTAAGTTTTTCATTTTCTGCATTGCTATACTTATCTTTGCTATACGCTTCTGAAAAACAATAATGTTTGCAATATCCATAGCCTACTCCAAGTCTGTTGCTGTGAATGCTCTTTCCGACAATATCGTAATATTTTGGTACTTTTAAAATATCGTATTTTTCATCTAGGGTACATTCCTTTTGTTCTGCTTCTAGTTTTGATTGAAGATATTTCAGAAAACTTTGTATATCCTGTTCTGATTTTGAAATATACAAAATAGTTTCTTTCATCATTCCACCAACTTTCTACCGCAGATAGGGCAATAATTGATTTCAAACTCTCCCTCTCCATATTCTTCACCGCTGTTGTCATAACAAAGTTTATAACAATAGCCATAATTAGTTGATTCTATATATGCTATGCCATATGTATAGCCATTTTCAATCTTCTTCTTTTTACCATTGCAAAACTTACACATATCACACCTCAAATCTTCGTAAATATATCCAAATCATAGTTATCTCTGATATAGTCAACAACTTCCTGTAATTTGCCCTTTACAAATTCATCATTGGCAATATCTGGGTGGCAATGCATTGTGCAGCTATCTTTCTTGCCATCTGCTTTATATTTACGATAGTTAAATGTCATTGTAAACAATGGTATTCTTGTTAAATTCTTTGTCTTGTGTCTTATCCAACGATTAACAATTCTCTTAATCATCATTCTTCCCCCATAAATTATCTGGTAATTCCTCGCCGCCATAAATCTTGTTAGCATATTTCTTAAATGTCGGTACGCTACAACCTGCTACTTTTGCTGCTTTTACTTGTGAAGCCTGCCCCGATATGTATAGGTTTATTGCTTCATAAAACTTATCTTTGTTTAGTGGGTGTACGCCCATAGCCATAATAATCACTCCTATCTATATTTGTTATAGATTGTTAATGCCATTAGTAATTCCCCAAATGCAAAAACTAATAAGCCTGCCAAACCAGCCATATTATTTATTAAGTAAATAAATGTGAGATTTATTGCTGTTAGTATTGCTTCCACTATTTCCTTTTTCATAAACATCACTCCTTTACATTTCTATAAATCTATTTGCCAGCTTGCCAAGATATTCAGCATTGGCAAAATGTGTTATTGAGTAGTTAGTGCTTTCTCTATGTTCTCTGATGAAATGGTCGTTAATCATTCTCTGTAAAACTGTAAATCCGTTATCGTCTGTTTCGTATATAGTGTCAGCGTCGAAATGTCCGTGTTCTGTATCTGTGATAGTTGATAGCACAAAACATACATTCTTTAATGTCTTATCTGTAAGTATTGGGTGTACTTTATGGAAATAGATTTCATATAACTGCATATACATCTTAAATCCGTCTTTAACGCAATCACATATAGCTGAATTATCTATGTCGTTGTCACAGATGTTATTGAACCTATCAATCATATCTTTTTCTTTAAGCAACATTTCATCTCTTGTGGCAGCTCTTGCCGTCGGTTTCTCTGAAAACGATGTATGTACCTCTCCATCAATGTTGATTGATGTATTATCCTTATTAGTAATTTCTGAATTATAATCTCTGTTTAAGTAATCTATGTTAGTATTATCTGGTATTGCTTCGTCACTGACTTGTGTTTGATTTTCCATTGACTCATTATTGATTACGCACTCGTGCGTAATGGTTTTTTCATTTTCTGGAATTTCAATTTTATAATCGCTTAATGGATAGCCATTCTTTTTAAGGTCTTTTGCAATATTTACAAGATTTACCCTATATTGCAATGTTCTATCCCACTTATATTTAGGGTTATTTCGTTTTGAGATATAACCCATATTCACCAAATCGCTAATATATCTTCTTATCTGGCTCGCAGATAAACCTAACATAACCTCATCAGCTAATTCTTCGGCGGTTTTATATATCCAACCATAAAAAAGCTCTCTTTCCTCTTCTCCATTGCTCTTTGCAATCTCATTTTCTTTCTTGATAAACTTATCGGCATCTGAAACTCTTTCAGACCAATAGATAAACTGATTAAGAATGATTGCTTTTCTATAATCGTTTGTTATTGATAATAAATCTTCTCTAATTACTGCTTTTTTAATTTTTATGTCTGTCATAAATTACCTCCTACGATAGATAACCCTACGATTTATATAAAAACAGTTGTCAGGAGTTCGTAGGTTACTCTTTTCGTGTTGCAATCACTAGGCAACTGATTTTACCAATATTATTCCGGCTTATTCATCTCAAAGAAATGCTTCTTACATCTTGAATCATCGCTATCAAAGCTACAATCTGGTTTAAATCGTTTTTGGCATTCATCACAAGACCAAGATGTTACACCTTCAAGCTCTGAAACAGCACCGCAAAGCTCGTACAATTCATCATCTGTGCAATTCAGCACATAATCCGCAAGTTCCATTCTTATTTTTCCGATTGAACGATGTTTAATCAACTTTGCCATTTTATTTACCTCCACGAATGATAATTTCCACGATTTTAAATATAACAACAAACAGGCAGTCGTGGTCTGCTTTTCGGTAGCTAACCTAGTTTGTTGTAATCGGATAGACAGGACTTGAACCTGTGACTACTTGAATGAATCAAGCGTTACTCCCATCTGAACTACTATCCGTTATATAGTTTAATTAGCTGCTAAAACAGGTTTCTCAACTCACAGCATTGCATATCCCCACTACGAACATTGATATGCGTTCCCACTCGAATTGATGTGGTGTGGATTTGAACCACACATAAACAAGCACTCCTGTCCTTTCAAGCCCCTAGCAATCAGGTATTCCCCTGTGGTTATGCTATGGTGGATTCGAACCACTAGCTCATTCTATCTGCTATTAGCGTTTACCCATTCCGCCACACATCAACTTACTCACACCTCTTAACCTAGGATAAGTCTGCAAACAACATTACGCACGCAGACCCAAGAAGTGCTTTCAAAACGCCGACATCGTGAATCGAACACGAACAACATTTCTGCTGGATAGCTTAGCAAGCTACTGGAATACCTTTATCCCATATCGGCTTAAAATAAAAAGACTAGCACAGAGAGATTAAACAATTCACATTTATAAATTACTTTGGAGGTCATTTATACGTTTAAAAATATTGTTTTGAGGGGATATAAAGTGCTAGTCTTTAATGGCAGTATAGGGTATGAGCCTATAACAGGTCGTGGCAAAGCTGGATGTATTCCGCCGTGCAGTTGGGCTGTTCAAAGAAAGTGGCTTCGCTCACTGTCTATCCCTTATGGATAACTGCCTAATTATGAAATCATTATTACGTGTTGTTTACACGTAAAACCTCACGGACTTTCTGACAGTCCTTAACAGCTCTCGCTATGAGGTGAAAGGAGAACTTAATGTCATGGTAATTCCACCAAACCAGTAAGTTCAAAAGGTGCAAGTAACGATTAAGTACTTGCGAACTACCCCTATCAGAATCGAACTGATGATGTAAGAATCAAAATCTTATGCCTTGACCGCTTGGCTAAGTGGCAATTAAGCTACTCTTTATCTTCAAAGAGTGCTGCAATATCATTTGTGCTATCAATCTGTTCTACGAAATTATCTGTGCCGTTAGGATGTGTGTCTGGATTACCATTGCAATTTTTGCAAGGCGTTTCAAACCACATTTTGAATTTATACAAGCAATTACAGCAATTTTCCTCCGGCTTAAGCATTAGACATCACCTGCCTGCCTATGATTAGCTCTGTAAGAATCAAAGCCATCTGGATAACGTGCTATAAGCTTATCTATGTTTGTCTGCATTACATCATCAAGATTAAAACCACAGGCTTCGCAAATCATAGCAACGTACCACATTACATCGCCGCACTCTTTCTTAAGATGTTCTAGGTCTATTCCCTTTTCGTGGAATATGCCCTTTTTAACAAGGTCTGATACTTCGCCAGCTTCACCAGTTAAACCTAAGACGCCATTAAGAAGTCCTGCTATGTCATTTATGTTGCTACACTTAGCATTGTTTTCTGTTAGAGGACTAAGTGAAAACTTGCCAGTTAATTCAGTAATTAATCTATGATGAGCCATTTTATCGTTAGTACGCATAGCCAATTTTTGGTATTCATTGCCCTGCATTTATAACTCCTAACTCTTTTTTATTTTTTGAAAATTTTTTGGAATTTATTCAGCCGACTAGCTGATTCTCTGATGTGTTTATTGAATATCTTGTGATTAATTAATATGTGTCTATTATACACCTAATTAGCTTAAATGTATAGAT